AGACTTAAAACACAACATATCTAACATAGAAAACCATCTATGTTTATCATTTATTATAATTTGTTGTGTTAATTGAATCTTCATAATAGATTTAGTTTAATATGACGATAAATGTTGTACAATAATAGTTTAACAATTTGCACATTTTTATATCATATTTAATACATTTAATATATTTATATATAAAGATTAAAAAATTCTACATAAATAACTATATTTATATAGAAAATTTTTAATATTTTGTATTAAAAATTATTTAATATATAGAACTACTTTTCTATTTTTTAAATAATGGAACCAATAAATGATGAAATAATAAAGAAAATTTTTATATGTAACGGTAAACTTAATAGTAATTACAAAAGAAAACTATCGAAAGAGTATTCAGAGTATTTATTAAATAGATATGACGATTCACATGATGAAATAGAATCTATCATAAGAATTTATTTAAATATTGAAGAACACCCTAAATGTCCAATATGTGGTAATCCAGTTAAATTTTATAGAAGTGTTATTAAACCATTTGGGACAACATGCTCACAAAGATGTGCAAGTATTTATGCAACCAAATTTGTTAACACAGAAAAACGATATGAAAAAATAAAAAAATCAATTAAAGAAAAATATGGGGTTGATAATGTTTTTCAAAACGAAGATGTTAAAGAGAAAATAAAAAATATTAAGTATGAAAGATATGGAGATCCAAATTTTTCGAATAGGGAAAAATCTAAAGAAACAAATATTGAACATTGGGGAGGACCTTCATATTTTTCGGATAAACAGAAAAAAGAAAATTCTATAAAAAAGAAAATAAAAACAGTTAAAGAAAAATATGGGGTTGATAATGTTTTTCAAAATGAAGATGTTAAAGAGAAATGTAAAATGTCATTATTAAAACATTATAATGTAGATAATGCATCTAAAATAGAGTATTTGAAAGAAATAAGAAAACAAAAAGAATACGAAACTAAAAAAATAAATAATTCATTTAATACATCTAATGAAGAAGATGAATCTTATTTATTATTAAAAGAAAAATATCCAGATGCTATAAGACAATATAAAAGTGATAAATATCCATGGTGTTGTGATTTCTATGTTCCGTGTTTAGATTTATATATAGAATGCAATTATCATTGGACTCATGGAAAACATTTGTTTGACAATAATAATATAGATGATGTAAACAAATTAAATACTTGGAAAAATAAACAAACAAAATATTATGATAATGCGATATATGTTTGGAGTAAACTAGATGTAAATAAATATAATAAAGCAAAAGAAAACAAATTGAATTATATTATATTTTATAATTTCAATGATTTTAAAATATGGGTAAATAAAAAATGGAAATCAAATAAATGATTTCCATTTTTTCTTATTTGTATATTAAAATTAGATTTACGCAGTTTCATCATCCCAGTAATCACAACGTAATTCTACGTTTAATACACGAGCTTCTTTGTCTTCATAATTTAATTCATCAAGACCATCAACTTTAGTTAACATAATATTATGGAAAATATAACTTCTCCAAATATCTCCATTACGGTTTGCTTCAGCTATACGTAAGTTATCTGAAATATAACCAGTCTTGATTGAACGAGTACCATCAGCAAGATTATATGAAAGATTTTCCCAAGCGCGGAATACTCTCAAAACGAAGTTATCAGTTACATTACGTAAGTTAAGGTTGAATGTCATTGCAAGAGATGCTGCAGTTGTATCAAGAGTTGGTTGTAAGTATGAAACTGTAACACCAAAGAATTTTTGTTCTCCTGCCTCTGTTGTCTTTTGTAATGCATCTAATCCACTAACCTTTGTAACTTGCTCTGTAAGTAATAATTCTTCTGTTTTAAATTGACTTTGAATTGCTGCTGGCAATGTAAAATATACTTCAAATATTGAGTGAACTGGATCATATTTGTTACGACCTGATTCAACATTCAATATATGAGGTAAATGTGATAAAGTATTAGCCATTGTTATATATATATCGATATATTTTGTAATCTTTATTTAATTTTGAAAATTAGGGAGTATTTCATCCCTAATTTTCTATTATGTATTAATCTATAATATTAGCATCCATTTGACCAGTTCTCCAAATATGAAGTTCTTGTACCATCTTACCACAACCCATACCAGGCTCAATATGAGTAGTAATAACAGCCATTTCATTATCGATGATATCAGGAGTGTTATTAGATTCATCCATAATATTTCTATAAGCTTGAATACCACCATTAGCAGCTATAATAGAACAGATTTGATTTGCTCTATCAAGTATAGCGTTACGAGTACGAGTATTGTTGAACTCCCATTGATAAGCTTGAAGAACTTTTTCAATTTCATCTTGGAGATAAATAACTAACTCACGAACATTAACTTTAGAAAGTGCAGAAACAGGAGTTTGTTTTGCAGTTTGGTTAGCATTAATGAATGTACCGAAGTTAGGACGGTAAACCATAACGTTAACACCAAATGGTTCGATAAGTTGTAATTCATCAGCAGAGTATTTATAGTCAGGACCAATTAAACCAGGTGCTGTAATACGTCCGTAGTTTGGACCAGCAACGATATAATATGGTTGACGTGAAATGTACTTATTAATGAATAAGTTAGATACTAAACCTGCAGCAGGAACTAATGTATCAATATAACCATCAGTGAATTTAAGTGGTGTATAGAATGCTATGAATGAAGCACCATCATTTTCTGTTGGTAAGCTGAACATTACAGATGCAGCTTTCTTCTTATTATATCCCTTGATAATATAATCAACATTGAAGATACCCTTAGAATCAGTGAATGATGTGTAAGGACACTTAATGAAATCTTTAACTGCAGGGAAGTTTGAAATACAGAATGCTGATTGTTTTTCTTTACATAAGTAAGAAAGCACATTCTTAAGGTTAGATACAGGGTATGATGCGAATGTATCTATTACATAACGATAATCAACTTCTGACTTACTAAGAAGTGCAGTACGAAGACCTTTATAATCAGTAATTGCAGAAAGAATAAATTCTTGCCATTTTACTTTTGCATACATTCCTGTTCCCATTGGACGTGAATTCTTATATGTATAACCTTCAAGATATTGTGGGACCATTGAACCAATTTCTTGGTTAAGACCAGCATCGATACGAACTAAGTATTTGTTGTTAGCATTAGATGTATCTTGGTATTCTTGTGGTTTACCTGAAACAATAATGTAATGGAACTTGAAGTCACCGTTTTCATCATATACAGTGCCGAAGTCTTGAACATTTACTGTATCATAATATCCATCCTTATCGTTTTCAATATCTCCATCATTATCCTTGTCATATGCATTATCAACACCAACTAAGCAATCACCCTTTTGAAGGATACTTATAAGTGTTGTATCATATTCTTCATCACAAACAAATGCAGGTTGTTTAACACCTTTTATTATTTCAACATCTTCTTTATATTCCCAGTTAGCATCATTATAATCTAAGAATGATACTGAAGAACCATAAACAGAATTTTCAGTGTTAGGATTTGTATAAACAACTTTTGTTACAGGTTCAACATCAACTAATGTTGGTTTAGCATTTTCATCAATATCTGTATACTCTATGCCATCATTATTTTCAGTTTTGTTTTCAAGACGTGATATAGAAGTAATTACTTGTGCAGGTCCGTATAATGGATCTTCAGCATTTTCAAATGCGCCTTCTGCAGTGAAGTAAGTACCTTTCTCATCGATAGGATTACCATCTTCATCAAATACTACACCCAATTTCTTAGCAGCTTCTTTAGCACCATCGGCTGTATCAAAATATAATTTAACTGTTGTATTTGAGCCAACTTGTTTTAATAAGATTTCACTAGCGGTATCAGTATTTTCTTGATAACCTTTAACATAAAGTGTACCAGTTATACGTGTCTTACCATTATTTAATTGTTGAATTGGAGTTCCAGTTTCAACATTATAAACATTAGCTAAGAATGTTGTCTTATCAACAACGACAGGAGCAACATTATTTCCTAAAACAGATGTTGTAGCTTCACCACTAAATAACTTATTAAGACTTAATGAAGAATTAACTGATTTATTATTATTATCATCGGTTGGAATTAATGAACGACCAGAAAGATCTAAATTAATATCTTCTTCATCAATCAATTCATCATTAAATGACATCATCATATTATGTTGGTCAATATCGCTATTGAATAAAACATCAAGACATGCATAAGCACCTTGTTTATTCTTAAATTGTGGTATGATAGCACCAACATAATGACCAATTGCACCAGATGTTTCATCTTTATATAATTCATCAAGTGTATCTACAGAATCACCAAATGCATTAATAATTTTATCTTTAAGTTTAAGGACTTGTAATCCGTTTTCATCTAAATCATTAGTAACAATAAAGTAATTCTTTAATGTGCTTGATGAAAGAACTTGTTTAGCATCAAATTTACCTCTGAAAACATATATTTCAGCAAAGAAGTCTGATACAAGATTATTTCTATAAGGAATCATGAATTCAGGAATTTCTTCATCTGAATACCAATCATTAACAGTTATGTTATAACCAGAAACTTTTGAACCAGAAGCTTTACGAATAAAATATGTACATGAAGTAGCTTTAACATTTGTGGCAGAAATATTAATAAATTGATTTAATGTTGAACCTTCAACAGTACGTAATCCATTTAATTTTTCTGCATCAAGTGTCCAGAATCTAGTTGTGTCATAAATATCTTCAACATTAAGTGTTACAGTATCAATAATACCGGACTTACTGTTAAATTCTGTACTAATAGTAGCTGCTTGAACTGTTTCACCATCAAATTTCTTAAGATTAAGACATAGAATTGGACTTACTTGTAACATTTGAAGAGCAAGATGATGGAAGAATATTCCACGTTTCTCTAATCGTTTAGATATATCACCGAATATTGATTTGAAAACGTATGGGTCTTTAACTAATACAGGTACATTGAAAGGACCTTTATCAGAATAACCAACAACCAAACGTAATGTTTGAGTATCTTCATTAACAATAGAAGAGTGATCAAATACTACTCGGTATATACCTGCAGCTTTAAATTGCTGCAAATGTACTGGAATTGCCATATTTTTTATATTATATTTATATATTTTTTATATCTTTATAAATCAAACACAGTACATAATAATAATATAATAAGCTATTTTTTATCTGTACCTGTTTTATAAAAATAAAATATTTAAGACGTATTTGAAAAAATATTGAGTGAAAAACTATATTAATTTAATTAGTTGTGTTAAATATAAATTATGATAGATAAAGCTTACGATATTATTACTAAATACAATATTGATGGATTATTGAAAAAAATTAATGACTTAGTGTACATAATACCAATTCCATCAAATTATGAATCGCATAATTTAGATACATGGTTTGAATTAGAAGAAGATGAATGTATTCATTGGGAATTACCAACAAAAGAACAATTAACTCATATTTTAATGGATATGATGATTCAATGTTTATACTCAAATGACGATGTTGAGTTTGGTGATATAAAAATAATATATAATGATGGTAATCCTATTATAGATGAATCTTGGTTTGATTCTGAATTAAAAGATTTGAAATCATTTTATGAAGCATATGAATATGATAAGAAATATATATTACCACAACAAAAATATAAAGGTAACTGTTCTAAAGAATTTTGCGATATTATTGTAGAAAAATTCTGGGAACGCGAGTATGAGAGAATTCAATATATAGATTTTCCTCCATTGTCATTTATTCAACCAACATTGAAAAAATGCGAGAATGAGTTTAAAAATCTTCAAAAAAATCCAGGAGAATTAAAAACAAAGTATTCATCAAACTTAGTTACATATTTTCATCAGAGTATAATATTAGCTAACATAAAGGGTAATATATCTCCATACGAAGGGTGGAAATTAATTCAAAATGACCCTGAAGTATTTAAATCATTTTATAGAAATAGATTAAGATATAGTGATTGGTTTAAAGGACAAGGACGATTAATATATTTTTTGAGAGGTGTATTTATGGAAAATAGTTATGGAGCTGGTTTATCATCATCTCGTATGTTTCCACATGTTACATATTTTAAACCAAAACTTGCAAAATATATAATTGAAAAATATCTCAATAAGTTTAATACAATATTTGATCCATTTAGTGGTTATAGTGGTAGAATGATTGGGTGTTTAGCATCTAATAAAAATTATATAGGTCAAGATTTATGTGAATACTCCGTTGATGAATCAAATGAAATATATGAATTTTTATCAAAATACACTAGTAACTCTGCAGTAATTTCTAAAAAAGATTCAACAAAAGAAACTGGAAAATATGAATGTTTATTTACATGTTCTCCTTATGAAGATATTGAGGAATGGCCTGGTGTAAAATCATTAAATTATTCATGTGATAAATGGATAGATATATGTTTAAAAAATTATGATTGTGAAAGATATGTTTTTGTTACTGATGATAAGTTAAATAAATATAAGAAATATATTAAAGAAGAAATAGTTAATACTTCTCATTTTAAAAAAAATTATGAATATATTGTTGTAATAAATAAGAATGAACTATGATAAAATATTGTCTAATATATTTTTTATTGATGATTGGCATTTTAATCAATCTTATTTAAATAAATATAAAAGACACTATAAGAAAAAAACAAAATATAAAAACATAATTAATTATATTGAAAATCGGTATGATGATTCTGAATCTTTTAAGGAAACATTATATCGAATTCGTCATAATTGTAACATTCGCCCAGTATGTAAAACGTGCGGTAAACCAGTAAAATTCATAGGTAAAGGTAATAAGTTATTTGCAACATTCTGTTCAAATAGATGTTCTGGAAAAAATAAAAATACAATAAAAAAGAAACAATACACAGATAGAAATAAACATAATGGTGTACTTGGGTGGAACATAAATACTCCTGAAAAGATTCAACATAGAAAAGACACATTATCTAAAAAATATGGGTCATGGGATAATGCTTGTAAGATTATAGAAATTAAACGTCAAAATGGTATGAAAACCAAATATGGGGTTTATAATGGAATGTTTGTTAAATCTATTAGAGAAAAAAGAAATAATACAATAAAGGCAAATGGTAAGTTTAATAAATCTAAACCAGAAGAAGAAACATATGAATTATTAAAAACAATATTTGATGAAAAAGATATAATAAGACAGTACTCTTCAGATAAGTATCCATTTAATTGTGATTTCTATATATGTAGTTTAGATTTATATATAGAATGTAATTATAGTCATTTTCATCATGGGAGACCGTTTACAAATTCTATAGAAGATAAAAATGAATTAAATAATCTAATTAATAAATCTAATTTGCTTAAACAATATAATAACAATAAAAGAACTCAATATGATTCTATTATATATACATGGACGGATTTGGATGTAAGAAAAAGAAACATAGCAAAAGAAAATAAATTAAATTATAAAGAATTGTGGAATGTTAATGAAGCAAGAGAATATGTGAATGAATTACAATCATGATAACATAATAAGTGAACTATTTTGGGATAACAATACTTCAACCAAAGCTTATAGAAGATTTAATCAAAAACAAAAGTGTTATAGAAATATTTATAACTATTTATTAAATAGATTTGATGATAGTGAAAGTATTTATGAGTCTTTATTAAGAATTGTGTATAAGATATATGATAGACCAAAATGCCCAGTGTGTGGTAATAAATTAAAGTTTATCGGTAAACCAAATAATAAAGGGATATTTACTAAACACTGTTCAATATCTTGTCGTCAAAAAGATCCAAATGTTTATAAAAAACAACAAATAACATCATTAGAAAAATATGGGTCATGTAATAATATACAAAAAACATTACAAACAAAATTAGAAAAATATGGAGATAAGACATTTAACAATACAAATAAAGCAAAGGAAACTAATTTAAAACGATATGGGGAAGAATCTGTATTAAAAATTACAGAAATACACAACAAAGGAATTGAAGCAGCTAAAACAAAAGAATCAAAAATAAAAAGAAAAACTACAAATATAAAAAAATTTGGAGGTAATTCTCCAATGAGTTCAAATGAAATAAAAAACAAAGTTTTCTTAACAAAAATTAAAAAATATAATGATGCTACTTATAATAATAGAAATAAAGCTAGAAAAACAATTATAGATAAATATGGATATTATTATATTAACACTGAAAAAATAAAAAAGACAAAACTAGATAAATACGGAGACGAAAATTATAATAATATTGAAAAAACAAAAAACACATATATTAAAAAATATAATGTAACACATCCATCAAAATTATCAAGTGTTATTAATAAAATTCAAAATACAAAAAATAAAAATAAAACATTTAATACATCAAAACCTGAAGATGAATCTTATTTATTGTTAAAAGAAAAATATCCAGATGTTATAAGGCAATACAAAAGTGATAAATATCCATGGCGTTGTGATTTCTATGTTCCATGTTTAGATTTATATATAGAATGCAATTATATGTGGACTCATGGTCTTAAACCATTTGAAAATACTGAAGCAGATATAAACAAGAAAAATATATGGGAGTTAAAAAATACAAAATTTTATAAAAGTGCAATAATAACATGGACAATTATGGATGTTAAAAAACGAAATACTGCTAAAGAAAATAAATTAAATTACTTAGAATTTTTTAATATAAAAGATCTAAAAGAATGGCTAAAAAAAGAGTGATAACCGAAGTTATCACTCTCATTTTTTGACTCTTACGAATCGGATTAATATATAGAGGCGAGAATAATGCCTTATATAGTTTAGATAATACCAAATTCAGAACCAACAGCAATTGTGAAATATTGCAACTCTGGATAGAATCCAGCTTCAGCAATAGTATAACGGCTGTTAACAAGCATCTTAGGTGCCATTGTACCTTCTGCAGTAATAGAAACTGTGTCTGCAAGTATATAAGGCATGAATATAACACCTGGTGAGTTACCATCACCCTTACGACCAATACAGATACGAGTATCGTTCCAATCCATGTATGGGTCTACATAAACTTGAAGACCAGCGATTGTACCAGCGTGGTAAAGGTTTTGAGTGTTAGATTGAGATAATGTGTTAAGCATTGGAGCAACAACATAACCTGATACATCTTGTAATGCAGTAGCAACTTGACCACTTGTTACGATCCATGTAGGACGACCACGACGACCAACTAATTGGATTAAGTTAGCAGCAGCGAGCACCTTAGACATGATACGACGTTGACGAGTAGATAAGTTTTCAGCAGATGTATTAACTTCAGCATTCTTAACATTACCCCAGTCAGCTTTGAAATCGTGTCCATAAATATCTGTGAAGTGTGGAACACCTGGGAATGCATCTGCGAAATCAACATCACCTGATTTACCCATCCATAAGTTAAGGTCTACACCTTGACGTGCCTTTTGTTGTACAGCGTTAGTAACACCAAGAGCGAATACTCTTTCAAGGATACGTTGGTTAATGTGTTGAGAGATTTCGTTTTGAAGTGCTTCCATAACCTTAGATACAGCATCAACACCATAAAGTGGAAGATCTTGAAGTTGTTGACGAGTAACTGTACCAGTAACTTCGTATGAACCCATTTGAATCCATTTACTGAATAAACGAAGACCGATTGTATTACCTGTACCAGTTTCGTTTTGAGCACGTGTCATTGCTTCTTTCTTACCAGTAGCGAAGTTTGCGAAACCATCAACAAGGTCTACAGAAGTTTGCACGAAATCAGGAGTAACCTTTTGATTTGTCTCTGTATCAAGTGTAATTGTCTTTCCACCAACTACAACAGTTTTAGCAGCATCAAATGCTTCAGCAAGAGATTGATCTTGATTGTCCTTTTTAGCAACACTAACAACCTTAACAAGAGGGCAAGCATCCATACGACCGAATGCGATCCACTTACCTGTGAAATCACCAACAGTTACTATAGCATCAGCAACAGCTTCATTACTTTCACGTAATTCTTTGATTTGTGAAAGTGTTAAACCTTTAATCTTAACATAGATTGGTTTGTTCTCATTACCTTCACCCTTACCGTCAAATGAAGTTTCATTAACACGTCCAAGTTTACCACCAGCATAAGGGAAATCCATATATGTTAATAATGCCCAAGGACCTTTTGAAGGAATTACTGGAACAAGTTCAAGACCAATAGTTAACAATGCAATGTTAAGAGCCATTGGAAGTGTAGATACTGGTATATCACCAGAACCTGGAGTTTGACCCCAGAATGAACCTGTTGGATTAGTAGCATCATAAGGTGCTGTACTTGTTGTACTAAGTTGACTTGGTGCATAAGGGTTACCCATACCAGTTGTATTCAATGGAGTTGCATACATTGGACCAACACCAGGTTGAGCTGTACTAACAGCAACTGCATTACCATTAACACCGATTTGTGATTCATGAATTTCATGAATTGCAGCATATTGAGAAACCCAGTTAAGTTTTTCCTGGTCATTAACATTGAAGTTTTCCTTCAACATCTTTTCCCATGTAACTGCGCCATTTTGTTCGTTAATAAACATATTATTTATATTCAAAATTTATTTGTTATTTCTCTTTTAGAGAATGGTTTTGTTTTTGTATTTATTAAAAATAAAATTTTTTCTTATCGTATAGATAATTTTTATACATTATAACCACGTAGTGATTTCATATGCTTAATAATATTGTTTTGATATTTGTAAATAGGATCATTTTCGAAAACATTAGTTTCCTTAGATTCGTTAACTTTTTCAAAATCAATACTAGACCAGAATGATTCTAAAACACCTTCTTTTGTGAAATCATACATCTTTGAAGATCTAACAATTTCTTGTTGACGACTTTCAGTTAATGTATTCCATTTTGGAGCATATTCAGCAGGCATATTATCTACACAATAAATACCAGCGAATTTATTAGCAGTTTGTTGTTCTTTAATAATATTGTTTACATCAACATTATTACCACTTGATTCAATTGATTCTAATAAGCTATCAATTTCATCTAAACGTCCTGCCTTTTGTGATTCCATAAATGCAGAAACATTTTCATTTACTTTGTTTTGAATTTCTGGAGAGAATTCTTCATTAACCCAACCTTCAACAACTGGAGCAAATTCTTCAGTAATCCAGTCTTGTACTTTTGGAGCAAATTCTTCAGTGATCCAGTTTTGTACTTCTGGAGAGAATTCTTCACATACCCAGTTTTGTACTTCTGGAGCAAATTCTTCAGTGATCCAATTTTGTACTTCTGGAGCAAATTCTTCAGTAATCCAGTTTTGTACTTCTGGAGCAAATTCTTTAGTAATCCAAGATTGAACACCTTCACATACATTAGTTAAAGATTCAGATACTTTATCATCTATCATGATTTTTGTGTTCATTTCAGCTTCAGAAATTTTGTCATCAATACATTCTTCAACTTGATTCATAAAACTTGGAGAAAATTCTTGATTAACCCAACGTTCTATTGCTTTGTAGTTTACTGGTTCAACTGACTTACATTCCTTTAAAGATTCTTGAGCTACATGAAGTTCACTTTCAAGAGTAGTTACCTTTTCAGATAACTTATCTATAGCATCTTTAAGATCTTTCATATTAATATCTTCATCATTATTTTTGTTATCTTCTTTATCAGAGTTTTCCTTCTTTGGTTTTTTGTCTTTTGGTTTTTTGTCTTCTTCATCTGATTTGTCATCTGACTTATCGTCATCTTTCTTATCGTCTGATTTGCTAGAATCTTCTTCCTTTTTATCATCAGACTTATCTTCTTTCTTTTTATCGTCGTCATCATCTGATAATAAATCATCTGTAGAATCTTCACCTTCGACAATTGCCCAAACTGCATTTCCTTCATCAAGACCTTCATTAAGACATTCTAAAGTCTGATTTGTCTTTAAAGTTAATTTAGCTTGACTAAAACCAGGAGTACCAACTAAGTCATACGTTTGAATTGAAGATAAAGTTACACGTCCTTCATTAGTAATTGTACCAGCACCACGTGATGAAATAAATAGTGGTAAACCACCTTCAACAATAGCTTTAGCTATTTGACCTTTTGGGGTATTTAAAAGAACTATTGTACCTGTTACTGTACCATCTTCATTCATTTTAATTTCCTCAATCTTGTGTGAAACATTTTCAAGATTAATATTCATTGAATTTGGATGTTCCAATTCACCAGGACAACCTGATTCTTTAATTTTCTGTTGTAAAGCTTCAACCATCTGTCCATAATTAGTTTTATCATAAACACGATTATTTTGATTCTTTACACCACATACACCAAAAACACCATGCAAACGCATTAAACCATCGCCTTTACCTTCAAACACTTCAAGATTTGAAACACTTCCCAAAGTTTCATATATCAAGCAACGTTTGTTTGTCATATGCTTTTATATGTTAAATATATTTGTTATTTAATAAAAATAAAATTTTTTCTTACATAATAATTATTTAAGCAGCATTTTCGCTCTGTTGAGTTTTATTATTACGTAATGACTTTTCAATTTCTTTAATAAAATCACGAGATCCACGAACAACAATAGATCCATCTTCTGCTTCTTCTTTTTCTTTTTCTTGGAATGTCTTATCACAATTTTCTTGCATTTCTTTAAATATATCTTCAAGATTTGTTGTTAATGTATTTAATTGTGATTGCATTTGTAACATTGAATTTTGTAAAGATGTTAAAGAAGAATACAATGTTCCTTTAGAAGAATATCCTGTTATTGACATTATTAATGTATCTTGAGCTTTTTCATTAACTGCCAACATTTTTAATAATCTTCTAATATTATCTATTTCTTGAGTTATTTTTGATGTTACGTATGGATGATTATCTATATATTTTTGATCAAAATAATATGACGCCAATTTATTTGTTATATCTGTTGCTCTATCTAAGGTTCGCTTATCGACCTCTTCCATATCTATAACTAATATTGGAGTTTCAAATGTCTCATCTGTGTCTCCTAAATCTGGAGCTTCACTATTAACAAATAAATCATCTAATTGACCCTTTGAATCTAACGGATCTTCAGTCCCAAATTTTCCATCGTAATTCATAATAGTTAACAAATATAATTTTTATTTATAATTAAAAATAAAATAATATTATTAAATTATGATTTTTTAAACAAAAAAAATGAGCAATTTTAAAAATTGCTCATTTTTTAATAGTTAAAATTAATATTTTATTTTGCTTCCTCAAAAATTGGCTCAACATCTTTCTTTGACTTTTTAGTAGTCTTTTTATTTGAACCACCATCATTTCCATCAGGATCTGGATCCTTAGGGCCATTTAATGCATTTGATTTTTGTCCAATTTCAAATAATCCTTTGAATTGATCCTTAACACCACTATTAATCATAGTTAATGCTGGAGCAAATTTTTCAATGAAACTCTTAGCAAAATCAGCGCCAGTGTTCTTATCACCATAAACTGTAACTTGACCAAGATTTAGATGCTCCAAGACATGACTCTGTGCTTCAGCAATACCCTTATATTGGTCAACCATCTTATACTGAACAACAAGGTCAGGATTTCCACCAACTGCAGCAACCATTCTTTCAAGAGCCATAGCAGGTGCTAATTCCTTTTGCTGTATTGCTTCTGCTTCAGCAAGCAAACTTGCACGCTTACCTTCGGCTTCTGCCATCAACTTATTCTTTGTGCCTTCAGCTTCAGCATTCAACTTAATACGAGTTGCTTCTGCTTCTGCTTCAGCTTCACGAAGTAACTTTGCCTTAACTGCTTCAGCTTCAAGTTCTGCCTTACGCTTAATTGCTTCTGCTTCAATAACGGCCTTTTCCTTTGCCTTTTGTGCAGGTACAATCTCGGTAGCATTCAATTGCTCTTCAGCAGCCTTAGCTTGTGCCTTATTAACTTCTATCTGTCTTTCTTGACGAGTCTTTGCAACTGACATTTCAGCATCAACCATTGCGGTTTCCTTAATCTTCTTTGCATCTGCTTCAGCTTGACCTGCCTTAGCTGTAGCTTGGGCTACCTCAATCTTTGCTATCTGTTCTGCAACACCAGCTTTCTTATCAGCCTCAGCCTTACGCTTACGTTTCTCAGATTCATACTCAGCGGCCTTAGATTCCTTCTCTTGAGTTGCCTTTACAATTTCTGCTTCCTTAGCCTGATTAGCTTGTGCAATACGAGTTTGCTTCTTTGCTTCCTGTTCGTTCTCTGTTGCTTCAGCATCTGCCTGTGATGTTGCAATTGCCTTAGTCTGTTCAGCTTCAGATTTAGCCTTTGCAGATTCAGCTTCAGCCTTACGAGCGGCAACAGCGGCTACTTTTCTGGCATCAGCTTCAGCCTGTTTTGATGCAGCATCTGCCTCTGCGGCAGATACACTTGCAATCTGCTTTGCCTTAGCTTCTGCCTTCTTTGATTCTGCCAATGCCTGTGCATTAGCAATACGAGATGCCTTTTCTGCTTCCTGGTCAGCAATACCAGATTCACGTTCCTTCTCAGCTTCTGCCAACTGAATTTGCTTATCTCTTTCAATAGCAGCAACCTGTACTTCCTGCTCCTGACGAGTCTGATTAACCGTTACTTGCTTTTCCTTTTCAGCAGCAGCAACCTGAATTTCCTCTTCCTTCTTTGTATTAGCAATCTTTACATTACCTGTCTTTCTTTGTTCAGCGATATCTGCCTCAGCTTCAGCTTGCTTACGAGTTGTAGCTTTCTGACCCATGTTCTTAATATAGTTGGCATCATCGGTAATTTCTGATATGTTAATATTTGTAACATCATAACCAATCTTTGTCAACTCCTGTTCAAGGTTTGTACGAACCTTTGTCAAGAACTTATCACGGTCAGCGTTAATTTCCTCAATAAGCATTGTCGCCATAATAGCACGAGTTTCACCAATCAAGATTTCCTTAATCTGTGATTCAATCTCATCAGCAGTAGCACTCAAGAAACGAGTAGCTGCATTCTGTTGAATTTCCTTATCACGAGAAATTGCTGTTGTTAATACTACTGGTAAGTGTAATTGAATAGCCTGAGAATCAATACCGTCAACTGTTGCCTTAATCTGAATAGGCTTCATTGACATCTTTTTCCAATCCTGAATAATAGGCCAAACAAATGTACCTCCACCTTGAATAATCTTTGATGGTACAACCAATGTTTGCTGTTTACCATCTTCACCTGTTACTTGAATCTTTCCAGACTTACCGAATACAACCAAAAGTTCATCTGGTGCACTTCTACGATAACGAGAAAGAATTCCCCATACGGTTACGACAAATATTAATGCCGCAAATCCAATTAAACCTGTTAAAACTAATGTACTCATTTTTAAAAATTACTTAAAATTAAACTTATATAATTATAATATTGTTATTTTCAACTTTTAATTTAACATTATCACCAACTTTTAAATTACTATTTTCTGATGTTGCGTTAACATTAACAGTTCCAGCTGGTGTATGTGCTTCAACAGAATAATTATTATCACCAAGATTGAGATATATTATTCCATAACAATTATCTATTAAATCATGTGGATCTTTTGAATAATTATCTGCTTTCATTACAAGTTTGTAAGCAAAATACAATACACCCATAAAAACAAAACCTGTAACAACTGCAAAGATATAATCTCCAATTGTAAACGGCAATGACTCTGGTGATACATGAGCTTCTCCATAAAGTACGGAGCTAAAACCTATCAAGAAATGTAGTACACTCTTAAAAGACAAAAGACTAGACACATCCATGTCATCATCTCCGTCAATATCTACATCAATATCGAATTCCCCTACACACCAAGAAAAAATAGTTTTAATTATAAATATACCAATTACTGTATAAAATAAAATATTATACCATTCCATAAATTTTATGTTATTATTTTTTAATTATTTGCAAATCTGACTCAAACAATCTATATAGATGTGCATAAATTTGATACGCACAATAATTTTTTTCGTATTCATCATTAGTTAAAAACTTATTAATCCATGATGTAACATACTTTGATGTCTGTTGTAAAAAAACATTATTGTGAACATTATCTTTATAAGACAAATATTTTACATCTGGTTTAAATACTTTATACAACGATTTGTAATATTCCAATGATGAATCTGTAGTATTTAGTACATCTACATTCTTTTTTAATGATTTAAGACAATCATCCCAAGTCTTTGGAGTATAATTAATATGGTCTATTCTAAGGAGATTTATAACTACACGACCATCTTCTGTTTCTCTTCCAGCATGTTTAAGAGTCTTTTCATCTATAAGAAGTTCATTACAAATGTAATCTTTTTCTTCTTGAGAAATTTTCTTAAACCATTGTTTATTTCTAAAATTCTCTGCCATAATTAAGCTTCATAAAAATCAACCATTTCCAAATCGTATTCAGAATTATAACCATTATACTTCTTTCCATTAAGGTTATATTTCTCATTACGCCCAGACAATGATGGTGCCAATATTTTTGTTGAACCTCCGATAATATTATAACGATGCTTGATATTAATTAGCATCTTATCACCAGTAATACAAATAAATTTAACAGGATTACCTAACTTTGTCTGAGCGGGCTTACCGCTCTTAAATAATTCAAAATTGAATTCTTTGGTCAAATTTTTATTCATATTCTACATTATTTAATAACAAATATAATATAGAAAATAATACAAAAAAATTAAACATAAAAAAGAACTAAAAATTAATTTAGTTCTTATACCAACTTGGTTTATTTTTTAACGAATTACATCCATTAAATGTACCATCCATATATTTAATATTTGATATATCCCAATCACTTAAATCACAATCAATTTTTTTACACCCATAAAACATATAAGATATATCTTGAGCATGTGATACATCCCAATTACTTAAATCAGAATTAAAATTGTAACATTCATAAAATGTAAACCAAAAATTTTTAACATTACTAACATCCCACCCACTTAAATCGGTATTAAAATTTTCACAATAAAAAAACATTTTGCTCATGTTTATAACATTAGAGACATCCCATTCACTTATATCTATATTGTGAGGGTCTAAATTATTAAATAAATATGACATATCTGTTATACCTGATACATCTATATCATTTAAATCTGCATCTTTATCTTTTTTAAGACGTTCCTTTATTATATGTCTAAGTTCATCTGAATCTTTTGGTTTAATAATGTGTTTAGATAAATTTAGTTTTTCTTGTATGTAATTATTTAGTTTTTTCATTGTACCAATTTGGTTTATTTTTTAACGAATTACATCCATCAAACATATCTGACATATCTTTAACATTAGATACATTCCATCCACTTAAATCTGAATTAAATTTTTTACACCCATCAAACATATCAAACATATATTTAATTTGTGATACATTCCAGCTACTTAAATCTGAATTAAAGTTTTTACAATTTTTAAACATTTGGTTCATGTGTTTAACATTTGAGACATCCCACTCAGATAAATCACAATTAAAATTTTCACACCCGTTAAACATACTCCTCATATCTTCAACTTTTGAAACATTCCACTCGCTTATATCTATATTATGGGGATCTAATTCTTCAAATAGAAAAGACATATCCGTTATATCTGATACATCAATGTCATTAAAATCTACATCTTTATTTCGTTCAAGACGTCTTTCTATTATACTTAAAAGTTCTAATCTATCTTTTGGTTTACAAGTGTACTTAGATAAATTTAGTTTTTCTTGTATGTAATTAGTTATCTTCTTCATGGTACCAGTTAGGTTTATTTTTTAATGATGTACAACCTTCAAACATTTTTGTCATATCTTTAACATTTGAGACATCCCAACCACTTAAGTCAAAATTAAAATTTTTACAATTATAAAACATGTATCTCATCTCTGTAACTTTTGAGACATCCCATTCACTTATATCTGAATTAAAGTTTTCACAATTTAAAAACATACAAGACATATTTTTAACTTTTGAGACATTCCAACTACTTAAATCACAATTAAATTTTTTACAATTGTCAAACATGCTATCTATGTTTATAACATTCGAAACATCCCAGTTACTTAAATCTGAATTAAAACTTTCACATTCACTAAACATAGATGTTATATTATAAACATTAGAGACATTCCAATTGCTTAAGTCACAATTAAAGTTTTTACAACTAAAAAACATACTCTCCATGCTTTTAACTTTTGAAACATTCCACTCACTTATGTCTATATTATGAGGGTCTAATTTCCAGAATAAAATTGACATATCTGTTATATCTGACACATCTATATCATTTAAGTCTACATCTTTATCTTTCTCAAGACGTTTTTCTATTATATCTCTAAGCTCATATTTATCTTTTGGTTTACAGGTGTACTTGGTGGATATGTTAAGTTTCTCGTTTATATATGTGTTTATATTTAACATAAAAAACCATTATATTTTATATATTAAAAATAAAACATAATGTTTAATTATCTAATCAATTTTAATCAATATCTATGAAATCTCCCCAACCTTCATCATCATTTCCATCTCCCCAATCATCTGAATTATCAGGTTCTTTGAATACCTCTATTGGAGGTTCTCCATCTTTTGCATATCCTCTGCTTGCTATTAATATCCCACACCCTTCATTATTGATTTCCTCTATACTTATTATTGGATGTATGTATTTCTTTTTCATTATTGTGTGTTATTCAAATTATTTTATAAGTAATTTTTTTCCATTTACGATATATAAACCCGGTGATAAAGAGTTAATTGAATTAGTAATCTTTTTACCAGTTATATCATATATTGATGTATTGGTGTTTTTTATAGATGTAATTATTTTTGTGTCAGTTTCTATTGGGGTTTCATCTTGATCAAATATACCATTTATTGAAAATGGTGTTCCTAAAGCAGCTGCACTACTATTTGCAAATATGCTATGGGTTAATGTTATCCATCCACGGAATCCTTTAAGTGGAGTATCTTTAGCTAATTCATACATTTTTCCACCACTCATTACATAAGCTCCTTTTGGTGCATATGTACTATCTACAGCATTAACTTTAGCCATCACATTCCCATATCTATCAACTCTAAAATTACTGTAATTTGGAGTTTGAATGTATGTCACATGTTCTGTTCCATTATTTCTACCTTGATATGAACCAACATCAGTACTCTTATATGGTAACTTTGTTAAATCTATAACAGGATATTTATACTCTTGTGGTTCAGATTTAATTGAGAAAAACATTCTACCTAAGTCATAATAGTACGCCCTTGTCTTACGAGGACTTTCACCATACACTGGTAACTTTGATGGTTTAATCATATAAAGTTTTCCTGGTACAACAACATGATCTAATGTTATTAAATTAACTGTTTTAAAATCAATAATATTTTCATTATTTGATAATGTACCAATACCAACTAATTCTAATAATTCAGTTTTATCACCAAATGCATTACGAATTTGTTCTCCAGTTAATGGTAATATAAATGAAAATGTATTCCATTCATTATTAGTGAACTTACGTTGTATACTAACAGCTCCTCCATACTCACCTTCAGGACCACGTTTTGGGTATTCATTAGCTAAGTAAAGATCCTCGTGATTTATATCATCAAGGTAATTTAAAGTTTCCATGTCTTCATAAAAGAATGCTGGAGACATACCCATATATATTGCACGTATATCATCTACACATACCCAATCTAAGTCATAATAACCACCATTAGTTTTATTAGACATTGTAGCATTATCTTTCCTAATACCTACACGAATTGTTTTCTTACCATCATTAAAATCCTTTTCAGAAACTAATACCCAAACTTTTCTTTGATGAACTTCACCATTGGCAAGTAATTCTTTACCCATAACTAAACAATTCTCATATCCATCTTTTCCATTATTATCGTATCCTTTTTTATATGTTCCTAATGATACTTTATCTAATTCAATACTACTATAACTTGGTATATCTGTTATTGGTATTTCAAATTCATTTTCTTGTTTTAGACTATCTGCATCATCTATTACACGAGCAAACATATGTGCATCGTTATTATCACTTTGATTAATCGCAATAGAAGTTATTTCATACCAACCTGGTTTAGTTACTTTGAAATTTGAATAAATATATCCAACACCTTCAAATTCCATAAACCCATATTTAGCATCTTTCTTACCACGTTCTTGGGTTATATCAGCATCAAATACAGCCTTTAATCTTACAGGAGAATCCCATGATTCCTCTAATAATTCTCTTGAACGTTGTTTGTTACTATTAACATCAGATCCCATCTTATAGTTACCCCATGTGTATGGATAACGTTTATCATCACCATCTTTATATGTATGATTAGCTAAACGGCATATTGTCCAACCATGATTAGGATTTTCACTAAAGAAATCAATAGCATTACGAGTAAAATCTCTATCTGGTATCAATGCTGATACACTTGGATTTAATCCAGCTTCATCACTATTTAATACTCTTAAAAATTCTTCGATGGAAACTAAGCGCCATTGATAAAGTTTTTGTAATTCGACTTCATCTCCATTTTCTAATTGATATTTTGTTGTTACACCTTTAACTGGTGCTGTTGTCCAACAAGAACGATCATCATCAAGAAATATTAATTGCCCAACACCCTTGTCACCGTTGTATTCCCCATAGACAGCACCAAAGTAGTATTTTGTGTTAGTATTAAATTTCTGATACATATAATATGTGCAAGTATCTCCAGTTTCACCTTCAATACGTTCAAATTCCCATTTTTGAAAAGTTTCGTTTCTATATTCACCATCCATCAACGTAGTGAAATTGATGTTTTTAATGTCATTCCAATTTTTTCCAAATGGTGCTGGTGGTCTTACACAAAAACTATTCTTCTTAACATTAACATTTCTTTCAGTAATACCACTGTTTATACGTCCATTGTTACATAAATACATAGTTCGTCCAAAATCAGAATAAAATAGACGACCTTCCATAGCCCAATCTCCACCTTGGGTTATAAAACATCCAGTACCAACATTATATAATATAATAGGTAAGCCTTGTGGGTCTCTATCAAAAACATCAGGATACTTATCATTTCCAATAATTGTGTCAACCATTACTCCACACCATTGTTGACTTGACATTTCTGCACGAGTCTGAGAATTTACAGGTATAAAATTTATAGGTGTAAAATTTAATAAAATACAAAGTAATGTTATATATATTGTTTTCATATTGTTATAGTCTTTTATTAATTTAATTAAAAATATTAATTTCTTATAACGATAGTAAAATTAAAACAATATATATAAAAATATTAGTGAAATAATTAATTTATGTTAATTAAAAAAAGTATCACAATTTTAAATTGTGATACTCTTAAGTTATTAAATAAATGTTTATTCCCCACTTTATTTTATTTTTTCATGTCTTTCATTTTTAATACCATTGCAAATTGTACCGTATCTGGAGAAAATTCTTCATCTTTGTTATTCCTTAAATCTGGTAGTTCTAATTCACTAACAATTTTTTCATAATCAGAATTATTTAACTCTCTAAGATAATCATATAAAAATTGTCCTGCAGATTTCCATAATTCTTTATTCTTTCCTTTGTAATCAGGATTTTTTGAAAGTTCATTAATAATTATTTTAATCATTTCTACGCAACCTGCACCAGTTGTTACTTTAACTGGGCCACTTTCTATAATATAATCATTTAAGTTTTTCATAATATAAATTATTAAATTTTTCTTAAATCTGCTCCTTTAATAAAATATTCTGATGTTAATTTTTCACCTTCCCATTCTACATCATAACCTTTATAATTATTTATAGGAGCATTTAATTTTAATTTTCCATTCTTAACATTATCTACAACATCTTTATGAGATACTAATTTGAAGAATTTACCAGTTTTACAGATTAATAAATAATATCCATCTTTATCAAATTTAGTTAATGAACCTAATGATATAGCTCCTAAATATTTATCACTAAGTTTAACATCAATTCTAAATTTAATATTATTATCTTTATCTAAAACAATAATATCTCCATTTTTAGAATCATAATCTGCCTTTTCTTTATCAGATAAACTATTGAAATCTTTTCCTGTTTCAATATTATAATATTCAGCAGTTCCAACAAACTTAAAATCATCGCCTTCATCAATATTACTAATTAATAAAAGTTCATTTTCTTTTTGAACATCAAATTTGTTTGAATCTTGTTCTCCATTATATGATTTTAGTTTTGAATAATCAATTGATCCCATCATTCTTTTTATTATAGGTAAAATTTCTGATTGAGATTCTAAAATAAATGTTTTTAATGTTTTCATATTATTTATATTTTTTAAATGTTTTTGTTACTAATTCTTCATAATCTTTATATACACTAATTTTTCCAATATTTCCTTCATATTGAAAATCTGCTTGTCAAATAAATGTATAGGTTCCTTCATCATCCCCATATTTATTTGTTACAGAATAAGCAATATATTCACATAAATAAGCAATTAACTCTCCATCTATTTTCTTACTACTTATCATTTTTTCAATATCTGATTTTTTTATATTCACCCCCATTAGGTTAAACAACATATTGTTTTGCAATATCTATTATTGTTGTTTGCCAAGTTTTTTGGAATTCTAAAATATATTCTTTAATGTCTTTCATATCATTTTAATTTTCAATTAATAATTTAGATTTTTGTGGTTTAATATTTAATTCTCTAAGAATATCAAATAAATCATTAATATATTCAAGTTTAAATCCTTCTGGAACAAATCTTTTTAATAAACTAATAATTTCTTTTGATTCATCATTAGATAAAACCTTTTTATTTAATGATTCAAATAATTTTCTTTCGTTTACATTAGCAATACATGACAATACATAAATCCATGCTGCTGATGAACTCCAAGGTAATGAATTATTTTTTCCTTCCAATAATATTTCTTTTATTGTTTTCATTTTTATTTATATAATTTTTTTATATTTTATCCTTTAAGATCTTCAGTATTCATAAATTTTTTAACTTGTTCTAAACTAAAGTTATGACGACCGATAACCATACTAATATATGAGGCAAATTCTGCTAAACATCTTTCATCATCTAAACATTGGTCAAAATAATTATTTATATCTGCAGCACATAATGAATTAACTTTATCTTTTAAAAATTTATAAAATTGTCCATCCTTATCCCACATATCTTTTAGTATCTTACCTTTTTCTTGTTCAGTAAAATACTTATCTTGTGATTCATTTATGTATTGTGATATTGATTTCATATTTATTTTAGTATATAATTTTAATGATTCTTTTACCGATTGTAGTTTTTCTATTATGTTATTTATATTATTTTGAAATTCTTTAGATATAATAAATGCTCTCTTTTTTGGTTTATTGAAAGTCATTAAATATTTTTCATAAATGGTTTTCATTTCATTTCCATTATGATCCAATAAATCTTTTATAATTGAGCTTACTCTATTTGTTTGAAGTATAAACCATTTATTAGTGTTTGGAGTTATCTCTTTTGCTATATTTTTAATATCTGATAACCAATTAGGATCTGAACACATTTCAAAGAAATTTAAATCAAGATTTTTTATCCAGTTATCATCTCTATATTTAGCAACATCTTTTAGTCTATCATATAAAGATTCTATTAACTTGTTTATTTGTTTTGTATCTTTTTCTGCTTCTTTTAATTTATTCTTTTGTTCAGCTTCATGTCTTGTCTTAAATGCAGGATTAATAATTTTATATTGTAATGGTTTATTATCTACAACCCATGTTAAAACAATACCTTCAACTTCATCTCCTTTTAAGAATTTTTCATAATCTCCAGGTCCAAATGTTCCTTTAATTGCTGATATAAAATCTTCATTTGATGTATTTTCATCTAAAGTTAATAATGAGATAATATCGTCATTAAATTTTAATTTACCATTAAATAAAATCGGTAAAGATTCAATATTTAATTTTCTTGCTATATCAGATACTTCAGTGATTATATTATCATTATTATCTATTACAGTTAAAAGAACATACATATTATTAAATATTTCAATAGCATAGAATTTATTTTCTTTTAATAAATCTTTTTTATTATCAAAAAACTCTATAGCATCATTTAAATGTTTTGTAAACAATTGTGTATACTCATCAATAATTGGACCAAGCTTACTTGATGATCCACCACGTTTATGATATTCTATTTTATCTTCTTCTTTATTATAAAATATCTGAAATGCTGAACCATCAATCTTTAATGATACGGTTGCTGATTTGTTAAACAATTCTTTAACGTAATCAGGTTTTTTAATATATTTGTCTACTAAATAATCCATGTATTACCATCCACATTTTTCGGAATTATTGTAATCCCATTCAACAGCATAATCTTCTTCTTCCTTTGTTAGTGTTAGTTCTCCAATGTTTTCAACATTTTTAATAACACAACCAGTAACAAATTTAGTCAAACGCTTTCTATCTTCACCAGTTAATGAGCTTTTAACTGCACGTAAACATGCTTGGCATAACTTAGCTATAACTGATGATTCTTCAAGTTTTTTAATATCGAACTTACCATCTTTGTGTTTCTTTACTAAATTTTTAACTAATGGCAAAAGTTGTTTTTCATATATTGTTTTATTATTATCTAATTCCATACAAGCGTTAAATATAACTTGGTTACCATTAGCACTCTCGTTTACATATAATGCTTCAGATATGTAATCTACTATATTTTTCATAATTTATTATATTATATATTTTTAAAACTTACAAGGAAAATCCTTTTTATCTATCTTATCTTGCACTTGAGGGTCATTAATAAATTTTTCTTCTATATTTTTTAATATAGTATCTCCCCAAGAAAATTTATTATTATCGTGAATTGCTGCCCATAATGATTCAGCTGAATTTATATCTTTAATATCACCATTATCACCAAATATAAATTTAACCATATTTATTGGATCATTGGTAACTAATTTTTCAAACTCTTTAAGTTTTTTACCATTTTTTACAGGTTTACCATTCTTACCACAATAATCTACTAATTGAATAAATACTCCTTCAGTATTAAATGTATGTTTCCAATGACGTTTAACTGTAACACCATCTTCAAAGTATTCATCTTTAGCATCTTTAACTGGTATACATGAAATAATATCGTTTAACAATGTTGTTCTAACAACTCCTTTATATTTAGATTCACCAGCCTTAAGATTAGGAGAATGGAAATATGCTTTTGCCCAGTCCATATTTTTAACTATCATAAAATCAACTTGTGCAATTCCTTTATAACCATCTATGTTATACGGATACCCAAACGACGTAATAGTTTTCATTGTGTTATAGTTAATTTCACAATCATCAAAACATGTATCAACTATTTCATTAAGTTCTTCTTTTGTGTCAACTTTAACAGCAATATCTATATCTCCATTTGTTTGGTCATCTGGTTTTTTACCGATACTACCTAATGCTGCCATATCTATATCTTTAAACTTAGATATAGAATGTACTTTCTCTTCTATTTCGTCATATACCTTTGGTGCAATAACTGCTGGAATTGGTTCTGATTTTACAGCATTGCCACCTTCATTTATTAATGATTCTTTTATATATGTTAATAATGATTTCATTAAATTTGTTTTATATATTTTATAGTATTATCGAATAAATTTTCAGCATCCTTCTTAACTTGATCTGTTGCTTCTCTAAGTAGGTCTGTATTATCAAATAACCATTCTTTAATTTTTTGTAACTGTTCTACAGATCTAAATTCATATCTATCACTAGATATAAAATTAAGTAATGTCTCATATGAATTACAATCATCTCGTGTTGCATCTTTACCTAAGCACATATGTAATATTTCTTCAATATTTTTAGATATGTATTCTCTATCGTCTTTTATTGTCTTAGGATTTTTCAAAGGTTTTTTATTACCTTCATATGTTTTATGATCTGCAAATAACCCATCAGCCTGTGAAAATGTAAACTTCCAAAATGATTTTACTGTCTTACCATCATCAAAATATTCTGTTTTATATTTTTTGTTTACTTTTTCTGCTGGTGTACATGCACATATACCTCTTAATAATGTTGACCTCCATGATCCTTTAAATTGAGATTCATTCTTTAAGAAATTTGGAGAGAAATAAACAAATTGTGCCCATTCAACATCATCAACAAACATAAAGTCCACTTGAACTAACTTATCTTTACCATCTTCATTATATTTATATCCAATATTAAATACATTAAGATAGTTAACGATATTTCCAAATGGACTATCAGGAAATTCCTTTTTAACAAAATCTATAAGTTTATCTTTATCTTCCCATTGCATTTGAACGGCGATATCTATATCTCCAGATGTTTGATTTTTACCTTTCTTACCTGTTGATCCAAGAGCTGCACATTCTATATTGAATTCATTTTTTATTTTTTCAATAATCTCATCTGCAACTTTTTTTGCTAAATCTCCACGAATAGGTTCAACACCATCCACAGAATGCCCACCTTCAAATATTAAAGATTCTTGTATGTATGTTATAAGTGATTTCATTTTAATGATTCTAATATGTAATTCTTAAGAGACATCATTCCTTCTTTAACTTTTTTATTTGTTTTCTTTACAGGTTCTGGAGCATTTTCAACAGCTTTCTTAAATTCATCAAAATATTTATCTGCTCCTTTTGGCATCATCTTTGAAAATAATTCTTTATCATTATCTAATAAAGCTTGACGAACTTTTGTTCCGGATATTGATGATACAAAATCTTTATCTTCTGTACGTTCAATTTCTTCTACATAAAATGATTGTGTGTAAGCTCCTTTGCAATCATAATTATTTCTATTATGTTCTTCATACTCTAGAACTTTCATTGCCATACCTTTATACATCTTAAACTCATCTGAACCAGTTAACCACACGGAAGCTTGATAACCTTTTTGTTTTAATAATTCACCCCATGCACATATATCAGCTGACTTAACATAAATAATATCTTCAATATCATCCTTGTAGTTTTTCTTTATCAATTCAAATTCATCTTTCATTAAACTATCATTGAAAGGATGCCTAGTATCTACCTTTTCGTCTGGGGTAGATATAGCTAATATGACTGTTTTTTGATTAGATATTTCTTTTAAATTAGGTTGTTCTCTTAAAGTATCTTTCTGCTCTTTATCAGGACCTTTTAAATCTTTATAAGTAGCCATCTTAAGATGACCTAATGTGAAAGGTTGGAATCTTCCTAGACACACTTTTACTTGTTTCATTATTTAACTATATATATTTTACCAGTTCTTCCTTGTGAAGATGTTGTTGAATCTAATACACCAAATTTTAAATGTTTTAACATTTTATTAAAATTTAATAAATCACTATCATTATCTTTACAATTTTTTACACAAATATAAAAGCCATTATTAATAGATTCATTATCTATGTTTTTATCTACAAGCACAGCGAAAAAATAATCAAATTTTTCTATTTGTGAATAAAGATATAATTGAATACACCCAACTAAATTTAATAAATCTTGTTTATTAAACCCGTCTGCCTTTATATTATCTTTAATAAATTTTAATGTTGATTTTTGCAAATTTTCTAATTTATCAGAATTTAATGTATTAGTATTTGCTTCATCATATTGGAAGCATAATGCACCAACTATATTATTAGCAATCGTTTTATAATTTGATGATTCAAGTAAACCAGCTTCTTTTAATTTATTATTAAAATCTTTAATACCATTTTCATTTTGCAAATATTCTCTATTTTCTGCAATCTTATTAGATGTTTCTATATTTAATAAATATTTATCTAAATAATAATATATAGACGATGTTTTTCTAATGTTTCCTTTTTGACCTGCTGCATGACCGCCTGAACCAGATTTTCCTTTAAGTGTTCCAGCTTTTACTTCCATTTCTTCATCATTTATTCCAACATCTCCAAAAGTTTTAGAATTACCTTCATGAAGTATAAATTTCAAAAGCATTTCACAAGGTCCAGCATTAGCCGATTTAGAATTGGTCCATGTAGCAATTGTTTTTGCTTCATCTTCCCACCCTTTACAATAATCCTTAAATATATTACCAGTTTCTGTTACATTATCAATAGAAACAGTTCCATTATATTTTACTATGTTTGATAATTCATCTATATGATCATTTTCAGAGAATAAATCAACAAATTGTTTAATTGCACTATTTTTTCTTCCCCAATTTAATTCAGATAAACCATGATTTTTAAAGAATGTTTCATAGTCATCTTGTTTTATACCTGATTTTTTGGCATGTTTTGATAATACTTTAATATATTCGTCAATTTTTGAATCTTCTAAACCTTCAGCAGATTTAAGATAATCTGTTAATTTTTGTATACCTTTATCTGATAATGATTCTTTTAAACTTTTCATTTTGTTTTAATAAAATTTTCTTATATTTAAAAATAAAAAAGAAAATCCATTATTAATAGATTTTCTTATAGCTTTAATATAATTAATTATTTTTTAAACTTTCTAAATTTATCATTTTCATTAATGAAAGAATATGGAATTAATATGTTTGATTTTTTTTCTTCAAAATCATTGTTATTTAATATATCTTTAAAATCTGAATAACTAATTAGTTTCATGTCAACTTCAGATTTATTTTTATATAATTTCGTAGCATCATTCCAAGTTTTAATTTCTGGGTATACGAATAATACATATCTTTTATTAATATCTTGTTTATTATAATTTATTACATAATCTGCATCCTTTTTAGAAAATCCAAAATTATGTGTATAATTATTATAAGTTGCTTTTATGTCTATTAATATATTGTTATCATATTTAATATCCCATTTTTCTGTTCTATCAACTTTAATAGTAGAGTATTCACATTTGTTATCTCCTATTAATTCTCCAACTAATGGTTCAACAATTAATTTTGAAAACAACATTTTCCATGTACTAATTAAAGTACTATTTGATGAATTTGGACTATTTAATGAAATTAATATATCATAAAATTCTTGATCTAATGAATCATCTAAATTATAATTTCCATCAAAAATTTTTTGTTTATCTAAATTTTTTAATTTATTTCTTAATTCAGTTATTTCATTTGATAAAGATTCATTAATAATATATTCTTTTAATGATTTCATAGATATTTATTTTATTTTTTATTTATTCTTCCCAAGCTTTAATAACTGTTAGATTTTTTATATTTAATTTTCTAGCCGCATCTACATTTTTCTTATCATCATCAACAAATATCACTTTATCATATTTATCACATAAATTTTTTAATACTTGTGCTTTCTTTTCAGGATCACTATTACCTGAATAATTTTTCATTTCATCATTTATAGCATGTGATAATGATTTCTTAAATACATTTCCTAATTTTTTTAATACACCATCTTTATCTCTAAATTCTAAAAATGAATCTAATGCACTTTTAACAACATCTTCACAACCACGAGCCGTCAAAAAACAAAAATCATAACCTTTTTTAATATATGAATCCATAATTTTTAGATTCTTAATTAATGGTGTTCCTTTAACTATAGAATCATAAACTTTTAATGGATCATTGAAATCTCTATAATCAAACCATGATTTTTTACTTGAATCACCTGCATCTGGATCTTTTGCATATTCATCCGTTGTTAATGCAATCTCTGGTTTACCTGGCTCATTTTTATATATTTTCATAATACTTGAATCTGCTTTAACTAATGTATCATCTATATCAAATATTATTAAACCAGTTTCTGACCCATATAAATCTGATGATTTTTCGACTATATATGTATGCAAAGATTTCATTAAGCTTTATATAATAAATTTTTTTCTATTATAGGTTTTCTGTTAACATCTAATATCTTTGTAATTTGTATAGGAGCATCTTCATTTAATGTTAATTCACATTCATCTGGATCTATAATATTAGCTGCAATAGTCTCTCCCCAATTTACATCTTTAGGATCCACTAATGCACATATAGTTATGTTGTTTCTTGAACTACCTACAGCACCATGTGAATCACCCATACCTTCTATGTAAGTCCAATATATACCTATATTTCCTTTATATTTTGAAAATGATGAATCACCAATACTAATGACTCTTTCAATCTTTATCAAATTATGATCTAAGTCTAAAGTCAATTGTTCATCAACTATATCTTTAATATAATTAATGAAGTTTTCTTTATCATCATATACAGAATCTAACTCATGTTCTTCACAATAGTCTTCAGCATAAGCAGTCATATCAATGTTTTGTGAAAACTTTGAATTATCAAAAGGGTCACATTCATTAAAATAATCATAGTATGATTTATTATTAGTCTTAAGTTCTCCTTCTTTAGAATTTTTTAGCAAGAAATCAATGAAATCATCTACATGAGATTGTTGTGATTCTATAATATAAGTATTAAGTGACTTCATAACATTGTCTTTATTTTTCACTATTTGCCCATTTATACATATCTTCTTCAGCTTGGGCTTTCTTCAGTTTATTAAGTTGTTCTTTCTTTTGTTCAAGATTCTTTATTGCTTGCTCAGTGGCTTTAATTTCATCTTCTAATGAAGTAATCTCAAATGGACGTTTTTGACGAGCACATTCTTCTTCAGCTTCTTTATAGTCAAATGATACAAAACTAAAATATTTTTTGTTATTAGCGTATTTATCAAAATATTTAGGCATTGCATCAAGTATTTTAACCATATCTTCATAATCTACAACTATAGCAATATCTAAAAGTCTTGCCCATTTCTTAATTCCTAAATCTTTACAGATTTCTTTAACCATTTCATGTCCTTGACTGAACATAAAATCACAAGAGAATGTATAATATTTATTTAGAGTTTTGTCAATAGACATTGCATATGTTACATATCTATCTTTTTGAGTAGCATCTGTTGCCTTTTGAGATACACCCCACAAGAAATTAATACGATCACCATTATGCATTTTTAGAAGTTGCTTCTTAAGATCTTCTAAGTTTGATGACTTGTAATTTGATTCTGTAATATATTGATTAATTGTTTTCATAATTTTATTTTGCAAATCTATTTAAAGGTAATTTAACTTTATCCTTTGAGTTATATTTTAAATTTAATTTCTTCGCACATTTCCAACCCCAGAAGAATGGTTCCATAAACATCATCCCAACACCAACTTCATTCCAGTCATATCCACTTTCATCATTAGCTCGAGAATATCCCCAATCTGCAAAATCATCTCCAAATTCATTAAATCTGAAGTTTTTATCTACATCTTTTGAATAATTACACCATGCATAATCGAACAAACCTTGCTTAAATGCATTCTTTTCAAATTCAGATGTTCTACTAGATTTATAAGGTAAAGTGTTTGTATAGATGTCGAAGATTTCATCACCATCTTCTAAAGTTATTTCTTTATCTTTATACTCTAATAAATCTTCTTCTTTATAAACTTTTTCAGGAACTTTTTCTTTTTTGAATTTATTTATTAAAGCTTTGATTTTATCTTTTAAAGATTCTTGTATTATATAACTATTTAATGTTTTCATATATTAACGTTAAATTTTTTTAATATCTTCTTCAATTCGTAAGTAACATAACTGTATTTGTCAACATCTGCAATTACTGTTGAGTTTGAATGTAATTTTTTAGTGTATGTATCATATAACTTTTTAAGATAATCTAAAACTTCGTTATTTTGAGTTCCTTCATTTATATATTGATTAATTGTTTTCATAATTAAATATTATTTAATTTTTCACTCAATTTATTTATTTCATTTTGAAGGTCTTCAATATCAGATTGTATCTTATTAATTGAACTTGTAATGTCAGATTTTGCATATTTTAAAACATTATCTTTGTTAGTTCCAAATGCATATCCTCCACCAAAACTAATACAAATAGAAGATTTTTCAACATTCCATGGAGAATAGTCAACAACTTTTGTATCGTCTTCACTACGACCACTTCTGCTACCATTTGCTGGTCCAAATACTAATGATGATTGAGATTTACAATATTTACTATTTGGTTTAATTTTGAATGATTTAGTCTTTATATATACTTGATTATTTTGTGTCTTAACAGTTCCATTGACAGTTACTTCTATAATCTTATCATTAGAATATTTATACAAGTATATTATATCACCCTTCTTAAGATCACCAAATTTCTTGTCACCATCATAATAGTCTAAATAGTTTGTTGCCATGTCTCCATATCCCCCATCATCAAACAAACTTGAACTTTCATTTATATATTCGTTAATATTTTTCATACTTTAATTTTATAGATTATTTTGTAGTTATTTTCATTTATTAGCAAAATATGCCTTTAATGCATTTTCAGCATCTTCTCTGGTTTTATATTTAGCTTTCCAGTATCCTCGTTTAGGAGTATTTGTCCCTTTACCCGCATGACCTTTTATTCTCCAGTAATCGCCAACTTTAACAATTACATCATGTAATTCTTCATTTATGTATTCTTTTAATGATTTCATATTAATTCAAAATGATTTTCTAATCGTGAATAATCAACACCCCATATTTTCTTAGCATCTCCATTAACTGTTTTGAAGATTTCTAAATCTCCGTGTTGATTTATTAAATATTGAATTTGTTTAATTAAATCTGATGCTAACATGCTATTATGCTTCATATTTAAAAATAATATTTGTAATATAGTACACCATGTGAATTATTTTAATGTAACTCCTGGTAAACCAACTATTTTTCTAGCCGTGTCATTTATCATTAGATGTTGGTGTGTTGGATACATTTCTAATAAGTCTGATAGTTGATCATTATATATATCGAATAGTTTAAAATTAGTTATAGACCCACATAGATTAGCAATATATACTTCAGATTTTTGTGGTGTTGTGTATTCTATATTGTATTTTCCAACATGTGATGACACAGGATTATCCATATCAAACCAATAATGATTATTCTGTAGTTTATATAATGGGATATTTTGATTAAATATATATTTATATGCATTAAAATCTACAGTGTTCATACACTTACTATATCTTAAAACTATTAAATATGTTGCTGCAGGTTTTAAAGCCAATGACATATTTTCATCTATATTTAAATATAACTTACATTCTTGTAATGTTTGTCTAATATTTATAGAAACATTACCTAGATGCACTAACTCACCATCGTATTCTCCAATCATTGGATTTATAATAAATGAACATGAGCATTCTTCACCACAGAATTTTTGTTGGTATGATATTTTTGATTGTGGTTCTTGTACTGGGAATTCATATTTAGAATCAGATATTAATGTTCCTCTATAATATATATTATTTGTTACAATATCTATTGTATCACATGTCATATTTTTTCTAGTTGCGTCAGATTCATAAACATTATATAATCTATTTGCTGCATACATTGGAGATGTTAATGATGCTTCACCAGAATCTTGTGTCTGGTTGTTATCGTCACCAAATAAATCTTCATATTTATTTTTCACAAATGAATCCACAAGATCTTCTGTATCACCTAACTCAACTGAACCCTTTTCTTGATACTTAGATAAAGACACCTTAAATGTAGTTGCTTGCCACATGAGATTACCATTCTTTTCTTCATATGCACTATTAACCATCCACATTCGTTTCATCATTGGTACATATATTAAATCACCTTCTAATGGTTGAGCATTTATACCAAATGCTGTTGCGAATGTTTGTTTTGTAATCTCAGGTTCCCAATCATTTTGAAAATCTAATCCCCATTCTGCAAATTCTGGTTTTGATGATGGCATTTGTCCATCTTGTATTACCATCTTTATCTGTTTTACAGAATCTACGTTTAATAATGTATACTCCTTGAATGTCAAATCTTTAGAATTTGCTTCGGGTTTTAACTTAAAATAATAAATAGGAATACCAACAATATTAGATACATTTTCTGCTAAATTTTGTTGTAATGCTAATGCACCTTCAAGATTTGCATAAGGGTTATATGTATTTTCATTTGGTTCGTTTGTAAAATTAAATCCTGGAAGTAAACTAACATCATAATCAGATACTGGTGTATCTCCATTTGATACACTACATACGGGACCGTTGACTTTAATTTTTATATAAAAATCTGAATCAATGTCAACAGTACTTGCTAAACAATCATCATATGTCATATAACACGTCCAACATACATTATCTAAACTATAACTATACTCTAAAGTTGTTTTATCGTATTCATTACAGTTGTTATTTATTATTATGTCACTCATATCATTTATTGCATATGTCAATGACACAACTTGTGGGGGATTACATGATCCTAAACATGTATTATTATAATTTTCAATGTTCATATTCTCTATATAAATAATTATGATTCAAATCTAAAAATGTATGCTTGTGGAGTACTTGAGTATACTATCATTTTTTTCTGTCTAAAATCAGATGCCCATTCTGCGCCAGTCCACATACATATATGACCAGGTGCATTAGTATCTCCTCCTTTTGTGTAAACTGCTATATCACCTGGTTGTGGAGTATAAGATCCATGTTCTCCATTATAATCATTATCCACTTTATCTATAAACTTAAATCCAATACTTGGTAAAAAATTTATATATTTCCATGCCCAAGCTGGTCGTCCTGTTGTACTAACACCACCGGCTTCTATTCCACATCTAATATATTTTGCACACTGATGTAATGAAGATGCTCCTGCATGATTATGCACCCATTGACATGCTTTTTGGATATCCCACCCACTAACATTTCTAGTAAACAATCCAGGACTTAAGTCATCTCCTGCAAATACTGGGTTACCGTTTGGATCTAATACATAACCAGCATTTAAGAAAACATGTCGAGAAATACCGATTAATATACTTTCATTAGTATAATACTTATTTGTTTTTTTATCTAATATTAATTCGACATTTATTTTTTTATTTTTATTGTTTTTTGATTCTTGTTTAGTTTTTTCCATGTGTGTATTATTTTTTAGTTGCGGCACCAATTATTTTTTTAGTACATTCTATTCTATCTTTTAACCCATTATATCCACCATTTATAGCTTTAGTTAATGTTCGTATATCTCCAGAGTTTGCTGCAGATATCCCAAGCCTGCCATTTCCTGGTATCATAAACCAACATAATGATGCTGCACACCCTATCTCTAAATTTGTACAACATAAGTCAGGATTTCTATGTATGTCAGCATCTAAACCAATAATTGGAAAACATCGCTCTGTTATATATTTATAGTTTTGTTCCCATGTTATCTGTATTGGTCCTCTCCCATAATAAATCTGTCTATACGGACCTGCAGGTTTACCGTAAGATCTACCTGTACCTCTACCAATCTCTCTTGTAAAGTTAAAGTGACCAGACTCATGAGCAAACTGACCAAGTATCATTATCTTTCCTTTATTAGTCAAACCAACTTTTGCCCCATATTTGTCTAATGCTGACACTGCGGCTGCTATATAATTTTTATTACCTGATGGAAATAACTCCCATAACTTGTTTACAGATATTAATTCGCCTTCATAATTAGAAAAATCTTCCATACCTACTAATGAGAAATCATCTAATAAATTATCTGGACCATCATTACCGGTCATTGTCATAGGCTCACTAGCTAAATAGTTACGGTATTCAATAAAATTATTAGTATCACCAAAATCGTAACCCATTTCTTCTATCCATAATTTATATATGTTAATTATGGCATGAGATAACTCTTTTATGTATGTTTCTGATTTATCTAGCATGTTATTTAAAAATAACAAAAAAGGAATAACTTTCGCTATTCCTTTGTTACCCATAGTAAGAAATCATTATGTATTTTTGATTCATCCATGGATATATAATTAGGTATAATATCAGTTCCTTCTATTTTTTCTCCAACACATATTAATGGACCACCTGTCGGATCTATCATTGTTATTTTACCTTCATTTCGATATAATTTTTGAATTTTATATGGTAAACATAACTGATATATATCTCGTTGTTCATTACTTTCAACTAATCGTAAGTAATTATTAATATTATCTCTAGTATATAATTCAATAGTTTTATTCTTAAATATTATATCATTATGAATTATATCCCATATAGTTGTAAACAATTCATCATAAGATCCTGAATTATCTATAACATAATCATAATTTTCTTCATCATCCAACTGATGTTCAGCAACATTATCAAGTTGTTCAACAGAATTACGAGTTATAGTTATTGTTGTTCCATTGTTCTCATAAATATAATCTAATTCATGTTTAAATCTATTATCAGTGATAATAACATATTTCAAATTATGATTCCTACATTGTGCTTCACGAATTTTGTTTCTAACAATATTAACAAAAATATGTTTGTTAACGTTTTGCTGTAATACATAAGTACCAACATAAACTAAGACCTCTCGTAAAGACATCCAATATTTGACATCAGAATCAACACTATAACCTGAAACATTATAATAATACTCTTCAGCTGTTAATATATTTTCAGGATTAGGTTTTATCTCAGTATACTGGAATTTATCATTAAAACATATCCAAGCATTTGATTTGTTTTGATAAAATCTTTTAATAGGAATTCCAAATATTGATGAACATATTTCTTTAAGTTGATCTGCATATGCAATACACATCACTGGAGAATGTTCATCTTCTGGTGTTGGCGGAAATGTTGCTGATTGTGTAGGATTAGTGTATACTGAAAAATAATATTTCTTACATTCTTCTAATGTCTCCCAATCTTTTGATAAAATAGTCTTAAGCATTTTAGCTACAGTATCTTTACCAGAACCAGCTAATCCATTAAGACCAATGTACAATAAATTATTCATATATTTAATTTAAGCTTTATATATAAATATAAAATAGAAATAATGTTAAAAAAGTTAAAAAATAATTTTAATTATCTTTTATACCAGCTTGGTTTATTTTTTAGAGATGTACATCCATCAAACATGTTATCCATATTTACAACATTAGACACATCCCAATCACTTAAATCTGAATTAAAATTTTTACATCCACTAAACATACCTCCCATATCCTCAACATTTGAAACATCCCACTCACTTATATCTATGTCATGAGGATCTAAATTATAAAATAACCATGACATACCTTTTATACCTGATACATCTATGTCGTTTAAATTAGCATCTTTATCTTTCTCAAGACGCTTCCATATTATCTTTCTAAGCTCTTCTTTATCTTTTGGTTTACAAGTATACTTAGATAAATTTAGTTTCTCATTTATGTAGTTGTTTATTGTTTTCATAAGTACCAACTAGGTTTATTTTTTAAAGATATACAACCATAAAACATCTTATACATATCTTCAACATTACTAACATCCCACTCACTTAAATCAGAATTAAAATTATTACAATTATAAAACATTCTATACATATTTGTAACATTTGAGACATCCCAATCACTTAAGTCACAATTAAATTTTTGACACCATTCAAACATACATGTCATATTTGTGACATTAGATACATCCCACTCACTTAAATCAGAATTAAAATTATCACAATTATAAAACATTCTATACATATTTTTAACATTACTAACATCCCAGTTACTTAAATCGCTATTAAATTTTTCACAATTTAAAAACATAGAATGCATATTTGTAACATTAGAGACATCCCATTCACTTAAATCACAATTAAAATTATCACAATCATAAAACATAGCATTCATATCTGTAACATTTGAGACATCCCACTCACTTATATCTATATTATGAGGACCTAATCTATCAAATAAAAATGACATATCTGTTATATCTGATACATCTATATCGTTCAAATTTACATCTTCATTTTTATTAAGACGCTCTATTATTATCTTCCTAAGCTCATCATTATTTTTTGGTTTACAAGTATACTTAGTAGATAAATTTAGTTTCTCATTTATGTATGTATCTATAGCTTTCATTTAACTTTTATACCAGTTAGGTTTATTTTTTAATGATGTACATCCATCAAATATATAATTCATACTCTTAACATTTGAGACCTCCCAATCATTTAAGTTAGTATTAAATTTTTTACAATCATAAAACATTTTGTTCATACTTTTAACATTTGAGACATCCCAACAAGATAAATCACAATTAAATTTAGTACAGTTCATAAACATATAATCCATGTCTTCAACATTTGAGACCTCCCATTCAGATAAATCTATATTATAAGGATCTAATGAATAAAATAAAGCATTCATATCTGTTATATCTGATACATCTATGTCGTTTAAATTAGCATCTTTATCTTTCTCAATACGTTCCTTTATTATACGTCTAAGTTCATCTGAATCTTTTGGTTTACAAGTATACTGTGTAGATAAATTTAATTTTTCATTTATGTATGTATCTATAGCTTTCATTTAACTTTTGTACCACTTTGGTTTATTTTTTAATGAATCACACCCATAAAATGCACTAAACATACGGGTATATTTTCGTATAGGCCAATTGTTCAAATCACAATTAAACTTGTCACAATTCATAAACATACAAGTTATATTTTTAACATTGCTAACATCCCAACCACTTATGTTTGAATTAAATTTATAACACATACGAAACATAGAATTCATATCTTCAACACTTGAGACATCCCAACCACTTAAATCGCAATCAAAATTCTTACAACCCCAAAACATACCACTCATATCTGTAACATTGCTAACATCCCAATTAGATATATCGCAATTTAAATTCTCACATACACTAAACATATTACTCATATTTGTAACATTACTTACATCCCATTCACTTATATCTATATTATAAGGATCTTCAAGTTCAAATAAATATGACATATCTGTTATACCTGATACATCTATATCGTTTAAGCTTGCATTTGGGTTATGTTCAATACGGTCTGAAACTAAATCTATTAATTCCATTTTATTTTTTGGTTTGTATGCATACTTAGTTGATATGTTTAGCTTCTCATTTATATATGTATTTATTTTTTTCATTTGTACCAGTTTGGTATATTTTTTAATAAGTTACACCCAACAAACATCCCATTTTTATATTTAACATTAGATATATCCCAATTACTTAAATCACAATCAAATTTTTTACATCCATTAAACATATTAAATATATTAATAACATTTAATACATCCCAGTTACTTAAATCAGAATTAAAATTTATACAATTTTTAAACATTAATCCCATATCTTCAACATTTAAGACATTCCATTCACTCAAATCAGAATTAAATTTTTCACAATTAAAAAACATACCATTCATATCTGTAACTTTTGATACATCCCAATTAGACAAATTTGAATTAAAATTTTTACATCCCCAAAACATCTCAAACATATCTGTAACATTAGAAACGTCCCACTCACTTATATCTATGTTGTGAGGATCTAACTCATAAAATAAATATGACATATCTGTTATACCTGATACATCTATATCATTTAGATTGACATTTTTATCTTTCTCAAGACGTTCCTTTATTATATCTCTAAGTTCATCTTTATCTTTTGGTTTACAAGTATATTTATGAGCAGATAAATTTAACTTCTCATTTATATATGTATTTATTTTTTTCATTTGTTTTTGTACCAAGTTGGTATATTTTCTAATGAGTTACACCCATAAAACATATAACTCATATTTTTTACATTAGAGACATTCCAATCATTTAAATCACAATTAAAATTATGACATTTATTAAGCATCCATCTCATATCTTCAACATTACTAACATCCCAGTTAGATAAATCACTGTTAAATTTTTCACACCCTTCAAACATAGCAATCATATTTTTAACATGTGAAACATCCCAATTACTTATGTCACAATTAAAGTTTTCACAATAATAAAACATATATTTCATATCTTCAACATTACTAACATCCCACTCACTTAGGTCAGAATTAAAATAATCACAATGTGCAAACATATAATTCATATCTTTAACATTACTAACATCCCATTCACTAATATCTATATTATGTGGGTCTAATCCTTTAAACAAAAATGCCATATTTGTTATATTTGATACATCTATATCATTTAAGTTAGCATCTTTATTTTCTTTAAGACGCTCTTCTATTATCTTTCTAAGTTGCTTTTTATCTTTTGGTTTAATAATGTCTTTAGATAAATTAAGTTTTTCTTGTATGTAGCTATTTATGTTTTTCATTTGTACCAAGTTGGTATATTTTTTAATAAGTTACACCCAACAAACATCCCATTTTTATATTTAACATTAGATATATCCCAATTACTTAAATCACAATTAAATTTCTCGCACCCATAAAACATATTGTTCATGTTTTCAACATTTGAAACACCCCAATCACTTAAATCAGAATTAAAATTTATACAATTTTTAAACATCCATCTCATATCTTCGACATTTGAGACATTCCATTCACTCAAATCAGAATTAAATTTTTCACAATTAAAAAACATACCATTCATATCTGTAACTTTTGAGACGTTCCACTCAGATAAATCACAGTTAAAATTTTTACATCCATAAAACATCTCAAACATATCTGTAACATTGGAAACGTCCCAATAGCTTAAATCACAATTAAAATTTTCACAATACTGAAACATAGCTCGCATATCTTTAACATTTGACACATCCCATTCACTTATGTCTATATTATGTGGGTCTAAATCACCAAATAAATATGACATATCCGTTATTTCTGATACATCTATATCATTTAAGTTGGCATCTTTATTTTTTTCAAGACGCTCTCCTATTATATTTTCAAGGTCTACCAAAGTTTTTGGTTTACAGGTATACTTAGTGGATAAATTTAGCTTCTCTTGTATGTAGCTATTTATGTTTTTCATTTATTTTTTCATTTATATATAATTATGCTATTTCTTGCATGGCCATAGAGAACATTGTATTACTCCAGTTATTTGTTCTATTTATTCTAACCTCATCATTTGTTGTTAAAAATGGATTAGATAACCCATTTGTAAAAAATTCTGTATCTTCATCAGGTTCTTTCATTATATTTTGTGTTTCTTGTTCAACTAGTTTATTGACATCTTTTTCATTATTTGGTGTTATATAGCTATTGCTTTTACCAAAAAATCTACTAACACTATTTTTACCTAATGGTTGATATATTGCTGCAGCACCTCTTGTATACATTCTTGATATATCTACAACATCGCGAGGCTTTGCATGTTTTAATGTAACTATAACTTTTAATTCTGTTGGGAAATCATCTAAGCCTAATGGGCCACTCTGTATCACTTGTGTATTATCCAATATTAAATTACCAATAGCTAATATAGGATTACGAGGGTTACCAATAGTCACATGCCATAAACCAACAGGATCTCCAGATAATAAACTCTGCCATGCATATAATGTTGGACGACCTAAAGCATTTAATATTAAACCTTTTGATGCACCTGTTAGATTAATACCAGATAATGCATTTTTTAATGCTCCTGTTAGATTATTAAATGCATCTGATGGGTTTTTTGCTATTTCTGTAACTCCATTTAAAAAATTTTTAACACTTGATGACAATGAACCAAGAAGTGAATTCATAGTAATTGATCCTGATGCTAAACCATTAAAGAAATCTCCTAAACCATCAAATGATTTATCTACAATACTACTAACTTTATGATATAACGATGTATCTTGTGCAGGACCAATTAGCTTACGTGAACCACCCCAGAAAACACCTCTACGATATGTTACTTCTAATATATTACCGAGTAAATCTAACATAGCTGAACGAGGATTAATGTTATCATACGCTTTCAACTGATATGTAAAAGTCAAATCAAATTGTTGATTAAACAATAATTTACCTTCATATATATGTGTTGATTGAATAGTGTTTTTTGGCTCATAAACTTTATTTCTATCGTAGTTTTTTAACAACTCATTATTTTTACCTATACCTTGTGTTGGATCTAAATATTTACTTACAATTGGGATATTTCCTGTAACTGTTGATGCAAGTTTTGTCCAAATACTATGTGTACCAACAGAGCCATTAGCAACTCCAGAATTATAACCAGCACCAAATGAATTTTCTAATAAACCAATAAAACCAGTTGTTTGATCATCTGCAGTTGTATCTTTTTGTTCAATTTGTGATTCAAGAGGTTTCCATGTTGCATGAAAATCATACTTACATATATTTTCAAGTTTGTTTTCTTCAGTACCAAACCATGTTATCATTCTACCTACATCTCCAGGCATTTGATACCCATATTTTCCTCTATAGAATTTTGGACCCGTTTCTTCAAATATATTATCTCCAACAGGAAATGGGAACTTACGTAATGTTATTAAATGGTTATTTGGTATTTTACCGAGATCTTTACAATACATAAAGTCCGCATACTTGTATCTTGCCTGTCCTAATTCACTTTGTTTTTGTTTTGATAATGCACATAATGTACGTATTGAACAATCACCAATTTTTGGGTTTAAACTTTTATCTGTCACATCATTTAATAATGGGGTATTAGCTGTTATACCTTTGACAATTACACCATACATTGGATTAAACATTGATGGTGATACAGATGTAGTTGCAACCGTCGCTGTAGCTTGATCTTTTTTTCTGTTTACTCCTATTAATGTTTGTAAACCATTTTTATAAACCCATTCATAATCTTTTGCTAATGCTATAATATCTGCTGGCAACTCTAATGGGTTTTCATAATAAACTGGTTGATCTTCTGGTGATCTACTTGTATTAGAATCTAAAGATGCAAGATGCTTAGGGTTATCTACATAATACATTTGCTGATAACCTTGATAGTTAGAAATATTAATATTTTGTGGTTTTAATAATTCTTGTACAACTGGGGCTGTTTTATTTAAATTAAGAGCTCCAGACTTAATTCTATCTAAATCAAATGCTTTCTCATATTTCGCTGCATTTGAAATACCAAGTGATGATTTAGATTCATTAAGTGAACTTGGAAAAGACTTCATCTAATGCATAAATATATATATAATTAAAAATAAACAAAATATATTTAAATGCAAAGTCTGTATGTTAAATATATAACATACAGACCATACTTACTCGTATCTTATAAATATATAGTCGTGATACGGGTAATAAACCTCTTTAAATATCCCAACTATAGGGTGCCCATTAGTGTATGCCCTTTGTGCTTGATTAACTAATTCACATCTATTTGGAATGTTATGTAAGGATAATGAATAACATCTATAATAACCATCATTAAAATCAACTTTAATATGATGGTTTTTGTGGTGCCCTCCATAAACATTAAATTTAACATATCGTGGTTGATTAAATCTAACTAATGAAGAATCATTTCCATTATACTGCCAAACATAAATGTAATCTTTGTCTTGATGATCTATTCTATCTGCCTTATCACAACTTAACAAAATAACAATAGAAATTAAAAATATTAAAATCTTTTTCATATTAGTTTAACATTATCTTATGTGTTTCATATCTACGTTCAATATGACCTTTTGCTGAAATTCGTGCGGTTTTAATACTTGCTATAGTATAATTAAGATCATTTTTGTTTATATAACCTGGTTGAGAACTATCATATCTACATCTGTTCCAACGGTCCCAAAACTCTGTCAAAGTAACTCCACGTTCTCCACAATTATATATAAGGTCTCCTAAACCATCTATAAACCCTTGCGAATAAATAAACCTGCTATCATGTTGTGAAATCAATCTATTAATAGCATCATTAACCCATTCTATATCTTTTTCAAACAACTCATCAGCTTTACTCTGAGATATATGTTCAAGATTTTCTCCTGGTTGAATCTGATGTCCCCAACCAACTGAACGTCTTGATGGATCTGGATCATTATAAGCATGAAGTACACACATCTCATTTGACTTGATAAAATCTTTACCTTGTTTAGATAGTGTATATCTCTTAGGGTGCTTAAGATGATCAATAGACTTAATAAGAACTATTGTATCTTTAACAGGATGATTAACAACTTTTGCCTGAGAATAGTTATTGAAAAACAACTGGTAAACTATTCCCAAACAAAATAATATACTTAAAAAATTATTTCCACTCATTTAATAAATTTAACAAATTCCAAGTTCAACAATACGCTTACAAATAGTATCTAAATTATCCCCAAGATCTGTCTCTGTTGCATCTGCCCAAGCAAGAACACATTCTTCAACATCAGCAGTTTCAAGATCCCCAGGAAAATCTTTTGAATTAAACCACTTCTCAAATTCTAATACTCCACGTGTAATGTTCATATGATTTATTTTTTTTTAGTTATAACTAATATAGAACAAAAATAAAAAAATTCAAATACTATATATAAAATTATAAAGCATAGGGCCAGTGTTTATTTATAATAGAACCTAAAGTGTTTATAAAATAAATAAATTTGTCTTTAGAAATTTCTTCATTATTAACGTAATCTATCATTTCTTCATGCAAAGTTTCTAAAGCATCTTCTAAAGGCAAATCATCATAATGAATTACTGTTTCATCTTCAAAATCTTCTTCTTTCATACCAAGACTAATTAACACCTGTTTAAGGTCTTCAGTAGTATGAGTTGTAAACCATTCATCTATTAGGGGTTTTACATCTGAAAGCTTCATAAATTAATTTCTTTTTTTAAATATAGAAAATAATTGATATGTATTCAAAAAAATGGAACGCTCTAATTGTTAGAGTGTTCCACTAAGTTATATAAAATTATTAAGCATTAATTAGCATCAACTACAGTCCAACCACTTGGAATACCCCAAGTACCTGTTACCCAACTTGTCATACTTGCGGCCTTGGTAAATGTACCGTTTGATGCAACATTCTTTACCCAATTCTTTGTACACTCAGTTGCACTAATGTTAGTTGCAAGACATGTTATTGAGTTTAGATTTGTACACTCAGAGAACATATAATAATAACAATCAACTGCCAATGTTGTTGCTGGTAATTCAGGTGCTGTTGTTAGACTTGTACAATATTGGAACATCTTACTATAACAGTAATCCGCTAATGTTGTTGCAGGTAACTCAGGGGCTGTTGTTAGACTTGTACAACTAGAGAACATATATTCATAACAAGACTCTGCCAACGTTGTTGCTGGTAACTCTGGTGCTGTTGTCAGATTTGTACAACCATTGAACATTTCACTATAACAACTTTCAGCCAACGTTGTTGCTGGTAACTGTGGTGCAGTTGTTAGACTTGTACAATTACGGAACATTTCCTGATAACATTGAACATCCAACGTTATTGCAGGTAACTGTGGTGCTGTTGTTAAACTTGTACAACCATTGAACATATCACTATAGCATTCATTTGTTAACGTTGTTGCTGGTAATACTGATGGAGCTGTTGTTAGATTTGTACAACTTTCAAACATGTATCGATAACAACTATTTACTAATGTTGTTGCAGGTAATGAAAGATTCTCAGTACTTGTTACATTGGTGTTACCACTAAATAACACATAGAATGCATAATCCTTACCATTAAGACTTGTTTGTCCTTTGAAGTCATCCCCAAATAGCAATGACATTATATTACCTTCTACAGAGTATCTTACATCAGTATCACCACTGAACTTACCTATACCATCATCTTCAATTGGTGTTGTCGTTCCTTTCCATAACACCTTATCATTCTCATTAACTTGTAGTGTTATGTCTTGACTTGGCGTACTCCATGTTGTACCATTATCTGTTGAGTAAGATAACGCATTATTATTTGTACCTGTCCAAGTAATATCACCACCAGTTGTTACTACAGTAGTAAAGTAGTTTCGTGAGTAATTAATTTTAGATACAATCGTACATGTGTCTGTTAACGAAGTATTATCCTTTGATGTTACAGTTATTTCAACCTCACCATCACCTACACCAGCAACTAACCCAGCATCATCAACTGTTGCAATGTTTGTATCACTTGATGTCCATGTCACAGTTTTATCTGTAGCATTTTCAGGTAATACTGTTACATGTAATTGTGTAGTATCTCCTGAATTAATTTCTACAGATTCTTCTTGAATGTCTACACTTGTTACACTAATTTTAGATATCATATTATGAGTTCCTTTAGCACTTGGATTATCGATAGATGTTGTTGTAATAGTTACATTACCTCCACTGATTGCAGTAACTAAACCGTTGTCATTAACTGTTGCAACATTTTCATTACTTGATGACCATGTTACTTCTTTATGTGTTGCATCCTCAGGTTCAACTACTACACTCAATTGTTGTGGATTACCTGTTTTAACAAGTTCTGCACCACTTACTGTAACACTTGTTACACCAATTTTAACTTCAACGGTTGCTTCAGCTGTTATTGCTTCATTATCATCAGATATAACAGTTATTGTTGTTGTACCAACTGCTTTACTAGTTATTTTACCATTTTTATCTATAGTAACAATAGATTCATCTCCAGATTTATATAATAATTGTTTAAACGATGCATTATCTGGTTTAACCGTTGCATTAATTGTGTATGTATCGCCAACATTAAGTTTTGGAATTTCTTCATTTATAATAATAGAAGTTACTGGAACATATTTATCATCATAAATATTTATGACACCACCTGGTACATACCAAGGATTTTCAGCAATTTCTTCTATGTATTCATCATGTAAGTAATTCAAATTTGTCGCGATAGCTATCTTATCGTTTTCTTCTAAAGTAGATGGATCATACCCCATTGCCTTTAAACGATCTTCAATTCTATAATTACTCATATATATTATTTTTATAATTTTTTTGTATCTTATAACACCCCATATCGTCTTTATGGGTAGTCGCAACCACATTTCCGTTACAATTATTTATATCTAATAACTCATTAAAGAGTTTACAATTTTCACATGTTATATCCATAATCAAATACTTTAATTTTTGTACCATTTTGGTAATGGTTTTAAAGAAGTACAATATTTAAATGCTAAGAATTTTTTAATATTAGGTGAGACATCCCAGTTACTTAAGTCACAATTAAATTTTTCACAACAATAAAACATGTATGATATATCTTCAACATTACTAACATCCCATTTACTTATATCATTATTAAAACTATAACACCCATAAAACATCCCATGCATTTGTGTAACATTTGAGACATTCCAGTCACTTACATCAGAATTAAAATTATCACACATATAAAACATAGTATTCATATTTTTAACATTACTAACATCCCAGTTACTTAAATCGCTATTAAATTTTTCACAATTTAAAAACATAGAATGCATATTTGTAACATTACTAACGTCCCATTCACTTATATCTATATTATGAGGACCTAATCCATCAAATAAAAATGACATATCTGTTATACCTGATACATCTATATCATTTAGATTGGCATTTTTATCTTTATTAAGACGCTCTATTATTATCTTTCTAAGGTCACTTTTATTTTTTGCTTTACATGTGTACTTAGTAGATAAATTTAGTTTCTCATTTATGTATGAATCTATAGTTCTCATTTAATTAAAAATAATGTTTTTTTCTCGTACAACATTATTTAATGAGTCTGAACTATGCATAGCATTTTTCATTTCACTTTTACCCCATTTGTTTCTAACTTTATCTTTTAGTTTACTCATATTATCAATAGGGTCTTTAACATCTTTATAGCAAATCATACATATGCATTTATCTGATGACATGTATTCACACAAATCTTTATAGAAATCTTTATCTTTATGCATCTTATATAATTTTTGTGCATCATCTAATGATAACTTAGTTGTTTTCTTTTTTAATATTTCCCAACCATTTTCTTCTAACATATTTTTCCATTCATCAAAATGACTTATGAATCCTGGTTTTAATATAACAAATGCATTTGGTGATTTTTCAGATTCTTGTATGTATACACTTAGTGATTTCATATTACGATACTCTTATTTTTGTATTATGTTTGAATTGGTGTTGTATGTCTCTATCTATTGAATACCTAATATCGACATTATAGTATCCTTTTTCATAAGTATTGTTATTGAATGGTAAAGATAATATTGTCATTTCACCATTAGATTCAAATGATTTAGATGTTGACATACCTAATGACATTGGTTTTATGTTCCACTTTGAATTTATTCTACTTGCAAATGGTAATCTATCATTATTATATATATAACATGCAATTATGTCATCATTCTTAAACTGGTTAACACCATGAGATGATATGTATTCAAAACGGTTAATCAAGTATTCGTTAGAAGATTTTTCATAATTAAATACATATGTCTCTCCAGATGTTTTTATTTGTATTTTCTTTTTATTGTCAGGAATACTCAAATCATGTAAGTTTCTTACAAAATTACATGTCTCTTGAGATATATATAATCCGTACCAATACTTATCATCATGCATTAAATAAAAATCATAATTAAGATACATATTTAAATTTAATTTTTTAATGTTATCATATACTCTATATAATAAATTTGATTTTATTGTGTTATCATGAATGTATGTATCGTACATAGAATACTTTAATTTGAAGAATTTATTATATAATTCAACAGTTTTTTCATTTTGGTTATCTCCGAAGCTGTATTCTTTATCATTTATTTTTACAGTTATAACATCTGTTGAGTATTCTTCAGGAACATACTCTAATCGTTTTTCTATGTTAATGATTTTATCTAACTTTGGAATTATATATATATTATTCATCTCTTCATTATCTTCATGAGCTATCTGTACATATATTTTAACTGATTTCTCACTACCTGATAAATTTATTTTTACACTATCAATAACATCTAAAGAACTATTAACACTATATAATTCCATGTTGTTATCTTCATCAATAGCTTCCATACATAATCTTATCTTATCTTTATATTGATAGTTAGATAATATGTACATTTCATAGTCTCCAGAAATTCCAGTCAATTCTTTTGTCAAATAGTTTTGATAATTATATAATGCTTCATTTGCATCATCAGCGAATTTATTATACATAAAGTGTTTGTATAAATATAAATTCATATTATTTTCAAATGTGTCTAAATCAACTATCTTTTCATCATATGAGAATCTCTCTAACTCATTTAGATATAAAGATAACGTTTCTATTTTACCATCATCAACATTATACCAATATGCAGCAGGATTTTGGTTAGATATAATATTGCCGTATTGGTTATCTATGTATTGATATTTTTTACCTAAATAAATCAATTCTATAATATGTTCTTCTCCATCTTTTGTAAACTTGAATAAATGCTTACCATCACTATCATATATAAGCATATCTGTAATTGGAGATACTTCTGAAATATAATCAGGTAATGTAAAGAATTTATTTCTTACTATATATGGAACATGATACTTAAATTCTACTTTTATAGATGTATAAGTTTTATCTTCAATATTGTTTAATGATATTTCTTCCATTTCACTACCATCAGAATTTAAAAATATTATATTATAACTCAACTCATTCTTGTAATATTTAGATGTATCTGTTATATCTTTAACAGCCAAATCATTAAAATAAAATTTATCATTATCAAATTCTATTTCGATTTTTTCATATCCAGGTTCATACTCATATTTTGTTGGTTTATTTATATAAAAATCATCTAATGATTCATAATACCCGTAGCATACTGTTGTGAATTCTGTGTTGAACACATATCTAAATTCTGATGTGTCGTAATCATATAAATTTAATGATTCATCTTGATTACCAAGGAATCTATTGTCTTTTATATAAATAGCATAATCATTATTATTTGATAACATATCTATTATTGGTTTAGGGTCAACATCATTCCAATATAATCCATACACATCAGGATATCTACTATCAATGTTTTCAGTTAAGTTACCATTTATATATATTTTCAATTGGTTGTTATCTTCTAAATCAGATGTTCGCTTATGTGTAAAGTGCAAACCAGATATCCACATATCTATGTCATTACGGAATGCTAAGACATTTTTCTTATCTTCATCTGTAGTGTATAAACCAAACATGTGTACTGAATTTTTATACTTTAAGTTATCTGGTAGGTTTACTATTGTATTATATCTATCATTTATTAAATCTATGTTATTATGTAATCTATCATAGATGTAATAATATGCATCTGAATTATAGTATGCGTTTGATTCAACATCATAGTATAAAGTAACTGTTTCTGAATCATTACTGTTTTCTATAATTGTTGCACTACCATCTTCATTAATAGATATAACATATTTTTGTTCACCTTCTTTATATATTAAATAATTTGGGTAATTCTCTAATATATCTGTTTTAAACTCAATAGTCTTACCAATCATTTCATCGCATATATATATAATATGATCATTGTATAATATGTATTTATAATATTTGTCATTTATCATATCTTTATCTACATACATTAAGTTATGATCTAAATGATACTGTATTATATCGTACATATTAACATCATAGTCAATATCATTAACATTAACTATCTGTTTGTTATGCATATATGCGTTGAATGATACTACTTTCTTATCATCTATAGTACCAACATAACTTAACTGTCTGAATGGTGAAATCAGATTATAGTTTTGCTTGAAATACTGGTAAAGATGATCTTCAAAACTTGTATTAAATGATTCAACAAATGAAATATTACTATTCAAGTGTAGCTTATTATATATTATTGAATTTATATTTAATAAGTCTGTCTTTATTAATTGTATTTCACCAAGTCTTTCAGGATATATAATAGCTGTGTATGTGTTATCTGTAACATCATCTATAGAGAATGATTTTATCTTATATGTGTATTTATAAACATCATCCCCATCATTATCTAATATTAAGTTAATGTTATTTATATTATCGCAATTTATTATATAAACATACTCATCTTCATTTAGTGATTCTTCACTTAAATAATCTATTGAGAATGTATTAATATCTTTTTCTTCATGATTATGTTGGAAATAACGACCAACATATCCAGTCATACTAATATCTACGTTATTTAATTCTTCATATATATTAGTATCTGATATATCTGTATCTACTATTTTAGAATTTCCTTCTCTATCTCTATCATTATCATCATACATTATTAAATTATGAATGTTTGCTAAATCATTATTTTCAAACTTATTCATAACAAAATTATGATCATTAATGAAATATCTATACTTAAGTGTTCCAAAATCAACTTGTGGTTTATGTATCTTCAATGTAAAGTTATACTCATACCATGTATTATTGACTAATAACTTTATTATAAAATCTTTATTTATCCAATAATCAAAATGTTTAGACTTTCTTTTTTCTCCATCTATAATAGTATTAAATTTCTTTGGATATATAATAAAGTTTTTATACTCATTTGAATCTTCATCTTGACAGAATGCAAAATGTGTTTCGTATATAGTCTTATTATCGGATGCTTTCTGTAATAATAACACACAATTGTAATACCCAGGGTTTTTAAATCTTATTGGGATATTAACACATGTATCATCTATTTTATATATATGGTGAATCTCGCTATTCTGATACTCTGGATCTGTAAATATGCTATACTCATTAAACCATTCATCAACTAAATGTATCTGCTTAGTGAAATAATGAACACCACTGCCAGTGAATTCGACATCATTTTTATTATTTAACATAATAGATGGATAAGATATAACAGATCCAGCAACATTAGTTAATTTAACGTCATTAGTGAATACTCTATATCCTAAACTAGCATTATGAATGTTTAAATGAATTGGTAAGAAATATTTTTTATAATAATGAGCTAAACACATTAGCTTAATACCTAATTCATTGAATGAAAAATTAAAATATGGTTTCCAGTAAAAATACTTTTCTTTATCATCTTCTATAGGCATATCATTATTACCTATTTGAATCTTTTCATAATAATCTAATAATGATAATGTTTTAGGTTTAGCTTCTCCATAGAAATTATCACTATCTTTATCGAATTTCTCACATTCATCTAATTCTTTATTTATCATCAACATAATAGACACATATGCTTTTGACACAAATGTCTTGAATGATTCTAAGATATCATTAGATAAATTGAAATAATCTAATATATATTGTTCTTTAACTTCATTATCTGTTCTAAGAAGTTTAGAAATAGTTAACTTATCTCCATACCCAAACCATTTTAATGAATCCACAGCTGATTTAAAATTACCAGTGTTACCTTTGATGTTCATGTAGTTAAACAAATACTCTTTTATCTTTTTATTATAAAGAGCTTCATTATACTCATCATTATATAAACTTTCATTATAAATAGATCTTAATATATCTTTAGGTAATGTTATACCCATATTTTTTCCATTTATAACTAATTCTTCATACTCACTAATAAATTCTCCACCAACGGAGATATCACACCATTCATCACGATTAGATTCATTATCTTTAATATGAATCATAATGTTAGTTATCCAAGTACCAGGTTCAGAAGCCATAGCAATTGGATAAATAGGAATCATAAGATAATTTATAATAGTAGATTCATTTAATGATTCTGATGTCTTAATAGCATAAATATCATCATTATTTAATTTTTCTTTAATAAATGAATACTTCTCAACATAATCAATATGCCCATCTTCAGATGTTTTTTCTAACATATTTAAATTAACATAATCATTCAAAGAAAAATCTTCTTTAGATATACATTCTTGAAATTTCTTTGGAGATATTAACTTAAATACATTTGACTCTTTAATATAAATATCAAAACTCAATAACGGATTATTTTCATCAGTTAATTTTTCTACATCAAAATTATCGTCACATCTGTATAAAATATAAATAGGTTTTGAATAATAATTATTAACAGATAATTTTGATGTATTTGTTGCATCTATCCAAAATATATATGGGTTTTCTTCATACTCATACCCAATTGGTAACTCATCATAAGATGGTAAACTAAAAATATGTCCTGTGTTATCTACAAATTCCATTTAATCACTATTTCTTCTATATATATTAAAAATAATGTTTAACAACGAAATTAAAGAAGAAAAAAAGAACACCTTTAAATAAGGTGTTCTTAATATTTAATTTAAGCATTTTGCACAGTCCAACCTTCTGGTATACCATTAACACCTGTTGTCCAGTTTGTCATATTTTCATCCTTAGCAAACGTACCATTTGTTGCAACACCATTTACCCACTCTTTCGTACAGTTATATGCACTAATATCTGTTGCAAGACACTTTATTGACTTTAGATTTGTACAACCATCGAACATACTTCGATAACAACTATCTACTAATGTTATTGCTGGTAACTCTGGTGCATTTGTTAGTTTTGTACAACCATCGAACATATTTCTATAACATTCATATACCAATGTTATTGCGGGTAACTCAGGTGCATTTGTAAGACTTGTACAACCTTGGAACATATTTCTATAGCATTTCATTGCCAATGTTGTTGCAGGTAACTCAGGTGCTGTTGTTAAACTTGTACAACCAGAGAACATACCATAATAACACCAAGTTGCTAATGTTGTTGCAGGTAACTCTGGTGCAGATGTTAAACTTGTACAACCAGAGAACATATTATCATAACAATTACTTGCTAATATTGTTGCAGGTAATTGTGGAGCATTTGTTAGTTTTGTACAATCAGCGAACATACCGCTATAACAATTTTGTGTTAATGTTATAGCAGGTAACTGTGGTGCTGTTGTTAAACTTGTGCAACCTTGGAACATACCTGAATAACAATAATTAGATAATGTTGTTGCAGGTAATGATAAATTCTCAATACTTGTTACATTATAATTATTGGCCTGAAAGAATAAACTAGAAAAAGCATAATTTTTACCTTCAAGACTTGTCTGTCCTTTAAAGTCATCCCCAAACAATAATGACATTACATTACCTTCTACAGAATATCTTACACTAGTACTACCACCACCGAATTTACCAATACCGCCGTATTCTACTGGTGTTGTTACACCTTTCCACAGAACTTTATCACCATCATTAACTGATAGTGTTATACTACTACTTGCAGTACTCCATGTTGTACCACCATCTGTTGAATAAGATAATGCATTATTTGATTTACCATCCCATAAAATATTACCACCTGTTGTTACTACAGTAGTAAAGTAGTTTCGTGAGTAATCCTTACCTATTTTCTCTTCAACTTCTTCAGATATTTCAATTATCTCATTTGCTTTATCTGTTGTTGTCTTAATAGAATTTTGTATACGAGATAAACGTTTATTTAATGCACTTTGTGTTATTTCTTCTTTTTTCTCAACAGGAACAGGATCTGATATAGGAAGTTGTTTTTCAAATTCCTCTCTATCTTTTGTTAGAAAATCCTCTCCTAATTCGCTAACATAAATATTAACTTTCTTCATAGTTTAATCATACCAGGTTATATATTTGAATCTTTTTAATCTATCAATATATTTAAGTAACATAATTATTCTTAAATCTATTAATTGTAAAAATGTTACAAACACTGAATTTCCTTTGAATAATATTTTTGGTAATGTTTTATTTAAAATTCCATTCTTTGCATAATCATATTTATTATTACCAGTAAATTCAAAGGGTTTTAATTCGTCTTTTCTATATGTTGTACTTTGTTTTATATCCATGTGTCTTATTGTGTGTTAGTATTTAAGAAATAATCTGCTGAATGTTGTTTGTCTATCCATTCATCTATTTTATCTAATTCTTCAACGGCCATATCATGGAATCTTTGATAGTTAATAGTTACTCCACCTGGCATTTTGAAGTCATAAGATCCAATTATAGTTGCTAAACCTCTCATACCAAGGCAAACACAATATCTAAAGAAGTAGTATAATTGATATAAATCTTGTATTCTACATCTTAAGAAACATTGTAATACCAAATCAGAGTAACCTAATGCACCAAGAATAACCAATTTATGAGAATAAGGGTTAAAGTTAAATGTCAATGGTGTATCGAACATTGCTTTATAGGTTTGTACTTCATATAAAGCTCCCATTACATCAGTTAGGTTATATCCTGTGCCAGATCCAAACACATCAGATAGACTACCACCAGTACCAGCCGCTAATGCTGAGTTATTTAATATCATTCTTTCTAATGAGAAGTCACCCATTACACCGTAATTGAAGTTATTTGTTGTCTTATAAACTCCAAATACAGATATTATTTGTTGAGGTAACTGTACTACATTATTTAAACAACATTTTGTAAAATCACTATTTTTTATACAGTAATATCTTTCCTCAACAGCTAAATCGTAGTCTTCCCAAAATTTTTGAGCTGCTTGATAAATTAATGGTGGAATAGCTGATGCTGGTAATGGTAAAGGCAATGCACAAGATTGAGTAATTTCTTTTATAATTCTTTGTATAAAAGAGTAATCCATTTGATCCTCAATCTGGTTCCTTTGTTTTAAAAATTCTTCCATTCCAACTTGATTCTGTTGTACTCCTTGAACACAATTTTGCATAAGTTCTATATTAATTATATGTTTTATATATTAAAAATAAAATTAACAAACTTATTAAATCTTTTTAAAAACAAAACTATATTTTAAACAAAATTAACAATAATTTAAAAAAATATATCTGTGATAGATAAGTAGTGTCTGAATCAATATTTAATAGTCAATTAGGTAATTATCTAAAAAAGATAAATGACCAGTATAGTAGCAAAAATAAATCGTTAACCGATATTCTTAAATCATTTAGTCAAATTAGTAATGAGTATAATAAACTAAATGATAATGAAGAATCTAATATAACATATAGTTCATATAATTATAAAGAATGTTCAGATAATGAGCAAGAAGAATTCTTTGGAGACCAACTTCAGTTCATTGAGACATTAGTGACAAATAGTATCTATGAAAAATCAGGTATTGTTTGGAACTGGGGTGATATTTATAAATTAATGAACGATGCATCATATAAGAATGTTGAAAAAATCAAAAGAAAAGTAGTTTATTCAACATCATCAAATCAGCGTCCTATTGGAGATGTTTCATATAATATATGGAATGGATTACAAATTATTGATATAGATATAAAAAATCAAGAAATAGCAACAAAATTAAAATATATATTATTTGAAGAATTAAAACAGTATCATTGGTTTTTAGGATGTTGTATTTCTGCATCAGGAAAATCATGTCACGTTTGGACAAAAATAACTCCAATATCTATAGAATCAAAAAGCCGTAAGATTGAGTATATATGTAACTTTAGACATAAGTATTCATATATTTATATAGTACTTATGAAACATGCAAAAGAATTTAATTATACTAAAGAAGATATATTTGGATATCTTGATATGGCTATGTGTAAGCCTCAACAAGGTATTTTCATATCTTCAGATAATGAGGCATTATTAAATACTAATTTTAAGGATTTACGACTTGATGTTAATTTTGAACCTGCATTTCAAAGTGGTGTAACAAGTATTGATTGGATATCTCATCCAGATCTTAAAGAAATATTTCATAAGCTTGAGTGGTTTAATGTTAACAATAACACTAACCAAGATGTTGAAATAACTAATATATCTGGTATTAATGATAGGGATCTTGCACAAAGGAAAGGTCGTCGTCACTATAAGCACGCACAAAGATGGCAATTAGCTAACACATTAACTTCAATATATGGAGAGGATAAAGCTCTTGAGATAATGATTGAAATATGTGAAGGCACATCAAGACGTGAGTTAGCTGGTGACGTTCGTACCGCAGCAATACATGATAAACCAATATCTTTATGGGCTGTTAAAGAGTTAAATAAAAATCATGGATTTAAGTTATCAGTTAAAGCAGATAACACTTTTAATACTGAAGAAAAGAAAGATGAAGAAGAATCTAATGATGATACTGATGGTGATCCATCGCTTGACCCAACGAAGGTGTTAAATGATAAATCATCTTCTATTATATTACATATGAAAAACACACAATACTTATCTGATATAAAAGATAAGATAATAGAAAATTTATCTCATATAACACTTTTGGAAGCTGGTGCTGGTTATGGTAAAACAGAGATGATAAAAAGTTTAAAGGCAAAAACTCTTTTAATATTACCGTTCACATCAACAATTAAAGCGAAGGTGGAAGCTGATGAGAAAACTTCAGACTGGTTATATTTTTATGGAAATAAAAGACCATCATTAGATGATATATTAGGAGATAAAAATATGTCAATGACTATAGACAAATTCTCTCGTCTTAATGTGTTTGAATTAGACCAAGCAGGATTTGAATACATAGTTATTGATGAGTCACATCTTTTGTTTACAAGTTCTTATAGGGATGTTATGTCACCAACTATTCAAAGATTAGCTAACTGTAAAGCTAAGATTATTATGATGACAGGAACACCAACTGGAGAAATGTTGTTTTTTCCAAATATTAAACATATAAAAGTAATTAAAGAAGATTATCGTATTAAAGAATTTGAGATTAATTTAGTTCCAACAAATATGGAAAAAATAATTGAGATGTCAAAATCTATGGCAAAAGATATCTCTGAAGGTAAGAAAATATTATTTCCAACAAATAAAGGAAATTTATATTTTGAACAAATGACAGGTTTAATACAACAATATCTTCTTGAAAACTATAATTACACAAAACAGTTAAATGCATTTTATTATAAAAAATCAAACTACGGAGAAGAAACTATGGATACTATTAATATAGATAAATCCATAGGAGCAAACGATATAATATTTTGTACAACATATTTGTCAGTTGGTGTAGACATATGTGATAGATATAAATTTTCTGTATATTTTAATGAAACATGGATAGCACAAGATATTGAACAGTTTGCTAATCGTCTTCGTAATAATGATTTATATATTAAACTATTTTTGGAAAAGGAAGATTCAACTGGTGTGTTTATAAATTATAAATATGTTAGTCCATTGGATTTGAGTTTTAGTGAAAAGGATTTGTTATTTGCTCGTGACTTGGTACAAACATGTAACGATATGATAGAACGTAATAATGAGGAATCAAAATATAACCCATTAATTATGTCATTACTATCTGCAAATAGGTATCTTAAATATGATGAAAATGATTGTCGTTATTATATAGATGAAACAACATATAAGTTAAAAGTATTTGAGGAAAGATATACTGAATACTCAAAGCAACTTGAAGTGTTAAAAAATGGAATGAAATATTATGGGTACACTATAAATATAGTTAATTCCGATAAAAGAGTTGAAGATAGTGAACGTGATCATACTGAGGAATTCTTAAAACAATGTAGATTATATAGATATAATTATAATACTGCACAAACATTTGACTTCCTTAATCATCTTGATGACGGTAATATAGACACATATAAAGAGTTATTAAAAGGATCATATGAAGTGTTCAAAGATGACGAATTTAAGATGGTTCGTGAAGATAATAATTTATATGTTAAAGATATTGAAATACTGGAAAAGAACATCCCAATAGTATTAGGATTATATAAATTTTATGATTGTGATACTATACGAGATATATTTCAATATTGTGTAGATAAAAAACAAAATAGAATAAATTATACAAAGTTAAATCGTATCAGGAGATTTGTGCAAATAGAATCAAATAGAAAAAGAAAGAGGTTAGATTTCCCAGTATTAAAGTTTGTAAAACAATCACAAGACTGGGCACGAGCTCATGGTGCAACGACTGAAGATGAGGTTAATAAATATCTTGCTGATTATGCGGTTGGGTATGCAAACTCAATTAAGGATGTTGTTGTTGAAGATAAAGAGTATCTTGAAACAATATTTGATTTAACTAAAGAATTATGGAAGGTTATTATATTACAATCACGTCCAAAGAATGGTAATATTGGTATTGTACCATTTGAATTACTTTGGGATAAAAAGACAGATCTTACTGACTTATATGGAGGTTCTGAAATGACAAAATCATTCTTTATTGAGGAACTTGTTGATGATATGAAAGAAATTAATGAGGATGAGGATGAAATAAATGAGGCATTCCCAATAACTGAAAAGAAGAAGTTAATAGATATAAAGAATGAGCTTCCAAATGTAATCCATAAGCCTTATGGTTATTATGAGTATTCTGAATTAGATAATTCTAATAATAGATTCATGAGAAAACAAGAAAACACAAATACATTACGTGAAAATATATTTGTAACAAATGAACCTACAGAAAAAATAGATAATACTAATAAAGAACCAGATTTATTCGATAATTCATAATTATTAAAAAAATCCACCTACTTTCACAAGCAAGTGGATTCAAGAGGAATATATTTTCGTCCAGGTCTCATCAGTGAATAATTTTATAGTCTCCCTGGCTGACTTTTATTTTTAATAATTTTCATTCTTTGGTTGATCTACCGGAGCATCTGTTCCATAGACATTACGATATTTCTGAAAATCTTCATACTTAATTTTTACGATAAGACGGTTACCCATACGATTACGAAGACCGAGATCTGTACGAAGTACTAATCCTTCTGCCATCTTTGCATCTGGATTCTCTGCAACCTTTGAACGGAATCCCTTTCTAACAAAATCAATAGCCTCATCCAAAGTGAAATAACCAATCAATGGAACAATAGGTGCACCAAGCTTAGTGGCGATTTCATCACGAGCATCTGTCTTAAGATAAATATCATTTACCTTCACATCAAAGACAATGAACTCATTTCCTCCCTTGATGTACCAAGCACCTGATTGAATACCATCACCATACCCCTCACCATAAATAGTGTAGATATTAGGAATTGCATCATAATTTGGAGCAACTCCATCAGAATCTACCCATTTATGTTCAACCCATTCATTTACAGGAATAAACTCCTTAAGTCCAAGAGATGCCAATATTTTCTCATTAGTATACTTCTCTTGCATATGCTTAAGAAGATTCTTTGGAATCTCAGCCTTATCCGTCTTACCAGCAATACGAACGTTGAACTTTACACCAGCAACTCCAGGTACAGCGCTTATTTCTGAAGGAACAATTTCCTTAGTAACCTCAATCCTCATACAAGTTCCGTCTATTTTTTCCTCCGCTCGCCACTTAAGACTGCGAAGATACTCAAACTCCGGTTCAGTGAAACCTGCATAAGGCATAATTACATTCTTTGCATCGCGCTTGAAGATTGTATTAATCTTCTGATAAGTGTTAGGACTTCTCTTTTGCTTTCCCATAATTTATTAATTTGTTTTTTAATTTATAAAAATTATTTAATTCCAAATATTCCGTTTTTCTAAGAAAGCGTTACGTTCTCTCCGATATGCAGAACGTTGCTTCTCATCTTCTTTCCAATACCAATCAACGAATTGCCCATAAGTTTGCCATTTTTGTTTAAGATCTTCTAATTCTCTTTTAGAATTCACAAATATTGGGAAATTATTACTGTAACTATTATTTTCATTATACTTATACGAAATAAGACGATTAAAGAATCTAACTGGTTGATGCCACCTTGTACTATATTTCTTCACAACTCCAAACTTGATTAATCCCCAGAACCAATTATATTCTTTGTAATATTTTAAGTCTTGATTAGGACTAAATCTGTATTCTAATACATGAGAATCACCATCTCCGAAAGGAACTGCACGTAATTCAATCTTTAAGTTTCTTTTATTATCGTTCATATTTACTTTTAATTACAATTCTAATATAGAAACAAATATAAAAAATTCAAATAATATATTAATTATTTTTCATTTAATAGTGAATCTAAATATCTCCATCTTATGATTCTGTTTTTTTCACAGAAAAAATCATCGGCTTCTTCATCATCCCAACATTCTGATTTAACATTCCAATAACGTATTCCATAGAAACCAAGATCCTCAACTAAACATGGAATTTGTGGATAATTTTCATTTTCATATCGCCCATACACTTGTGGATAATCATCATTATCAACATAGTGTCATTTGTTATCTAAAATCTCCATAATTTTATCTCTTTATATATTTATTTGTAAATTAATATTTGCGTTCTTTAACTTCATATTCTCCATCATTCTTTATTGCTTCTTCTCGTATAAGTTCAAACGTAGCTTTGCTCATAGGTTTATATATCATATAGTCACCTCCACATGACACATCTACGTATAAATTACCGTCTTTGCCAAGCATGAACATATTCTCACTATTGATGTTCATATCAGTTTGGTTAGTCAAACACCAACGAAGATATGCTGTATCAGGATAGTTTTTATTCTTAGCTGTCTCTTGCAACCAAATATAGTCTTGATTATGCCAAGTTCCATCATTATACTTTTCATATTTCTCATACAAGAAATTATCTACATGATGATCACTTTCGTAATAAGGACTATCATAATCATCTCTAATGCCAACAACTTTTACGACTATTGTACGAGCCTTATTCATGAAGCATTCACCAATGATTTTCTTGTAGTCTTCTTCAGTTGCATTAAAATATTCTTCTTGTCTATTATAGAAATAGTCTTCCATACATAAGTCTTCATCTCTCTTAATAGTATATGTTACGTCATCAGGAAGATGTTCAAGAATATATTGCAAATCAGACAATGCTGTAATCTCAACATCATCAATTTTTTTGCCACTAAATTGATTCATTATTTTATACAGTTCCATAGTTATATACTTTATATCTTTAATATATTATAGTATTTTTTATATTAAAATTAAAACAAAAATCTATTTTTAATTAAATTAATGTATAGAGAGAAAATAATGTTTAATTATAATTATGAAACACCTGAAGAATATTTAAATAAATCATATGAATGGCGATATAATACTCCTAATATATGTAAAATTAAAGATTTGACTATAAATCATAATGATGATGGTTTTTATGATTTGTTATGGGTAAAGAAAGATAACCCAGATATTAAAACAATAACTCACACAATATTAGATCCTGTTGAAGGTTATGTTCCAATAGGATTAAGAGTTATTCCTAAGAATTTTTTAGGAGATAACCAACCAAGTAGATGGATGTCTTTGAAATATATGTATTTTAAAGATAATGACGAAACTGGTGATTATGAACAAAACTCAATAAATGGTTCAACAACATATAAGATAATGACATGGGATGAGCCAATAGAGTATTCTCCAAGAACATCAAAGTATACATTAGATTTTTTGAGATCAAATAATTATAAAGCAGATAAGAAAAACATTAATTATGATTATGCATCATTTGGTTATAACATATATATGAAAAAACTATTTGATGATATGAATAAACATTATATCCCTTCAGATAATTTCAATACAATGTTAATAACTAATGATAAAGAAAAAAATATTAAAAATTATAATTATTTGGACACTGTTTTAGATAAAAAAATTATTTTTGATTCTAATGATGTCTATGGTTATAATTATATTATAATTGAAAACACAAAAGGAATAAATAATGGTTATTTTTTACCACCAGTTATTTCTTCAAACAATAAATGGTTTATTGAAAACTTTAATATTAAAGATGATTGTGCATTAAAAGATATTACTGGCAAATCTATATCTAATCAAATTTATACAAACATACATAACACTCCAATTGGCAATGAAATAATATATAAAAACAAGCCTATTTATAAAAATAGACTTGAACAGTTAAAACCTTTTTATTGTTGTTCATGTTATAAAACTCTTGGTACAGAAAGTGGTGATTGGTACTTACCTGCATTAGGAGAATTAATGTTTATTATGCCAGCATTAAAATACATAGATTATATAATAACAACATTAAATAAAAAATATCCTGCACATTGTTTTTCAGATCATTTAACAAATAACGGTACTATATTGTTTTCTTCATCTCAATATGATCATACTCAAGCATGGGGCATACGTATAAGAGATGGATATGTTAGTTATAAATGTTACAAAAGTGCAAGACTTGGTGTTATAGCATTTCTACAATATGATTAACAACTTCCGTATCTATAAGAATAAAATGAATCAGTTAATTCATTTTTAAGCAAATCCCACTGTTCTTGTGAAATACTATCATAACTACATTCACATGCAAATTCTCCTCCTAAGGTATCTTTAACAATGTTATAATCATCATCTGACCCAGGAATAAACCCAAGATTATATAATTTGTGAACATCTTCTAATGACATATCACAAAGATTAACTTCACAAACATATAATGTATCATGTTCGCATGATGTTGGATATTTAGAATCTGGGTTTTTTAAATACTTTTGTATAATTAAAAGTGCTTCTATTAAATCTTTCATACTTCAACCGATATTAATTTTCTTTTTAACAAAATTGTATAAACATATCTATTATTTATATTATAATCTTTCATACCTGGGGTTTTTATTTCTAAAACTTCCCACCCCTCTTTACCGTGTGTATTTAATACACTTGGTAAGTCTTCATAATGAGAATACGTTGAAATAACTTTATATTCAAATTCATCATATGTTTTTATTTTCATAAAATATCTCCTAATTATTTTTTCTTCCTGTTGTGCCCTGTATCGTCACAAAATTTCTTAAAAATATGCAGTAAAGTATTCTATCATTACATTGCTGTCGTGTTAATATAGGACATTCTAGTGTCCTTCTAAGACATTCTAGAATGCTAAATATTAATCTCTATTATTTCGCATGGACTATTAAAGTTAATTAATGTTTTAGAAAACATTTTAGATAAGTTTTCATACACAACAGAATTAACAAATGGTGATGATGATTCCCATATCCCTAATATTTCATTTCTTTTTGGTTCTTCAGTATGCATAGATATTTTTCCATTTCTATTTACACCTACCCAAAGTTTAACTGTTTTTCTATTCATCATAAATTAAAATTGTATTTTTAATTGTTTTGTATTTAATGTTTTTGGTTTCATCTCAATAATTTCTTCATATCCTGTTGGCCATCCAATTAATAATGGTGAATTTGAATCATGCATTTTGAAATTTTCATCACATTTATCAAAATCATTTGAAGCATAACAATACTTACATTTATGTAAACAAGTATTATACTCACCTATTGATGTATTTGGATAACATAGACATCCCCAAGCAGATTCTTTATTTTTTGATTTTGGATAAATACCCATCAAATTCAATGCATGTTCATCAAGGCATCCAGTTACTTCAACACCTTTCAAATCTTTAAATTGCAAACCATTTCCACAAGTTTGAAGTTTTAAGTTGTATTCTTTGCAAACACCTAATAAGTTAAATATAATTAGTTTCTTTTGAATGTCATTTAAAAAAATAACATTTGGAAAATTTCGTTTAACCTTCTCATAAGGTGTACAGAAATTAATAACTACTCTATCTGTATGATTATGCAATTGACTACATATATATTTGAATTTTCCAAGAATATTTGACTCACCGATTTTCTTTGTAAAAAATATTGGGTCATACCTCCAAATCACTTTATCCTTTCCATATCTTTCAGAAAGTTCTTTGAATGTATATATAGATTGTTCAATATCAGGTACATTAGGCTCTATTTCTTTCCCATATCCTGTTATAGTATAGTGAAATATACTTGGAAACTTATCAGTTATATTTTTTAGGTCATGAAGAATTGGAAGATAATTTTTGCTACACCAAATAATACCTTCTATATGTTGCTTATCTAATATGACTTTATGTATTCTATTAGGATATGCAGGATTTCTAAAATATAGAAATCCTTCATTAAATCTATTAACAATCCATTCAGAATAAAAAGCTGGTATGTCAGTTCTAAAATCTATGCTTAGTATCATAATTTATTTTTCACATGGATGTTTTTTAAACCACAATTCACAAGAATTATGACAATTTTCAATTATTTCATTTTTATGTTCTTTGCAATCATGATTATGACATACCCAACAACAACATTTTTGCATTAGGTCCCATCCTCTCTGAATAGCTCCATAAGATCCTTTAAACTTCACATCATATGTTACCCCATATCTACATGTACATTTAATCGGGATATAATGTTTTAATTCTTCATAATCATTATTTTCAAAATATTGTTTAACTTCATCAATTGTCATTATTTAATCCTTTAATTCTCTATATTTTTTCAATTCTCTAATTAATGAACTGCTTATATAACTATTTTGTGGTTCACTTGGTACTAATATAGTTTCAACACCAAAATAATTTCTATTAAATGATGCTTGATCTAATTCATTCTGGAAATCTATAGCATTACGAACGCCTTTAATAATATAAGCATCCATTTCTTTAGCCAATCGTCCAGTCATCTTATCTGAACATATAATATGTATTTCATCATTATATATTTCTTTAATTTTATGAATACGATCATGAATGTTATCTATATGAGGCTTATCAGGATTTTGTGCAATAACAACATAAACCTCATCAAACATACTCTTTGCTATATTAATAACTTGTTGATGTCCAATATGAATAGGATTAAATGATCCTGGATAAATAACTTTTGTTTTCATAATACCTAATCTTTTTTGTGAATTTTATTAAATATCTTATTAAAAAATTTTATACGTTCATCACCATTTAATGTCTCAAATTCTGGGTGCTCCTTTTCTATAATATAGAATGTTTCAAGCATATCTTTAATTGTTTGGTTTTGTTTTTTAAAACCTTCTTCTAAACGTTTATACTCTTCTAATTGTTTTAATTTAATTCTTTTTCTTCTTTTTTTAAATGTACTCATGATTTACAGAATTAAGTCCAGAAAGATACAACATCTTTAGTGTTGTGTATAAATGGACTTTATAAATATTTTATCATTATTATTTGTTATATTAATATAATTTGTTTATTTTTAAATATAAAAATTGTTCTTTGACATTTGGTATATGGTTGTATATAAAAACTAATGTA